ATAGCTCACAGCTTGTTTTACTTTTGGACCCACATCGAAACCATGATTGTCATCAACAAGTGATACGTTCTCATTGAGATTTTGATACTTCTGAGCCAATGATTTCTTTACTGATTCCTTGATCAAACTTTCGAGTTCTTTTACCTTCATGGTTTACTCCAGAGGTAATTATGCTTTTGTCAATCAACACAAGCATTAAGAACTGTAATTGTAAATGAATCAAGCATTTGAGGGTCTTTTAGATCTTCAATATCAATCTCTGGGATGATTGGTGCGGGAACCAGTTTGCCTCCCACATCTATCATTTCTGGCGGATTCTTTGGTGCTTTTGATTTGTAAGTGGATCTGATGGGGCTCACCACACTTACTCTTAACTCTGTTTTTGGCAACTCATCATTCTGAACAATGAGCATGTTGCGAATCCTTCCTCTTGGAACTCCTTTCAACCAACTTGGTTGTGGTGTTTTTGGAAGTTCGTTTTTCTTCAAAGGGGTAAAGAGGGTTGTGTGTTCAAGAATTGTCAGAATGGCACTGTTAACTTCAATCACGTTTGCTGGCTGAAGCGTTTTCACAAACAAGATGTCAGCAGCGTGCAAAACAACTTCATTCAATGTGTCATACCAATCAACAACCCTTTCAGAAAAAGAAGGGCCTCCAACACCTTGTGTGGACTCGTATGGATTCACACCAGTTTCTCTGTTTACAAAATTGCCTGGTATTCTAGACCAAAATAATTGCCTGTTATTCATGGCAAAATTGTTTTGCTCAAAACACCAAATGGCTAAAGCCCTGGTTGCTTTTCAGCAACCAGGGCTTCAGGTGCTAGATAGCCCTAGCTGGCATTGGATCTTTATCAGATCAAGTTCATGTCAAGCACAGTTACGGTTGCGTAGAAGTCGGCTCTCACCATCTTCTTACCGTATCTGGTCATCACACCCTTGCGAGGTGTGAAGTCTTCCTGTGCATAGATCACAGGAGTCAAGATCAGAGGCACATATGGTGCGTAGATATAACCGGACTCAAGGAAGGTGTTACCCTTCAAACCGATCAAGATCTTGTTGCTTGGGAAGTAAGGGTCTTTGTAGACAACATATCTGTTGTTCAAAGTACCGATTGCTTCTGCACCAATCGTCATGCTATCCTTCACTTGACCATCAGAGTCAACCTTGTAGGCTGGCTTGTAGGCAACCAAGTGCTCCAAGATAGTTGCCACATCAGGAGAGGTAACCATGAAGTTACCCGAACCACGAAGGGTCTTCTTGTGGATGGTGTTTGCAGCGTCAGTGATGGTTTCCATCAAAGTCTCGTACCATTCACGCACGTTTCCGAAGAACTGTGGTCCTGGTGAAAGAACGTTGTTGTGAAGAGCCTCTTGACCTGTGAACTTGTTCACGATACGACCTGGGGCACGGCTCCAGAACAAGTTTGCTGCGCTTGCTTGAGTCAACAAGTCGTTCAAGATCTCTCTGTCAATATCAAGAGTGATCATCTCACTCAAGATGTTGGTCAGTTCCACTTCCACGTCAATGGAGTAGAAAGCTGTAAGATCCTGTGCCATTTCTGGCGACCAACGTGCTCTCAGCTTACGAGTAGTAGCTGTCACTGCAACTGAATCAATCTTGATGTCCACTTCTGGAATCTTTGGAGACGAATCAATTGCGAAGTCTGTTTCAAACGATGGAATCGTAAGAGTGGTTCCTTCTGCACCAACCGACAACGCATCAGAGATGGCTGCCGAGCCAGTGATTCTGGTTCCTGCCGAGCCAGCAGGCTGTGGAGCCGTACCAGCGTTAGCAACTGCCACAACAAACATGATGTGGGTTCCACCGAGTGGGTTTGAAGTAAAGATACCAGTGGATGGGTTCCAATCGCCACGCTTGTTAAGCTTGCGAAGGTTCAAAACGCCTTCTCCACCTTGGAAGTTGTCACCCCAAGCTTGTGCAGAGTTTGCAGCAGAACCGAAACCAATCAAGGAGATCTGGTCAAGGTTTGTTAGATCAGCACCAACAATGTTCGTTGTAACGGTTGAAGCCGATACGAACACGAAGGTATAATCAAGTGTTCCCTGAGTAACTGCGTTTTCAACACCTGAGTCGTAACCAACAAAACGTGCGTTGTATCCAAGGTAGTCCGAAGATGTTCTCACAACTGCGCCTGTACCTGTGGTCCAAACAGAACCAGACAGCCAGTAACCAACAGAGTCGGTCGAGCCGTTCATTGCTGTAGAACCCTTGTGAACCTTGGAGAATCCAGTACCAACAAGGTCGTACTGTCCACCTGTTGCCAACGAACCAGAACGGATTGCGTTTCCGGTTGGAGCATTGTATACTGAGGTTCCACGCTTGTAAGTCTCAGCAGTTGCCGAGTTGGACAAGCCCAAACCTGCATCACCACCAACGTTTGATCCGTAGGTGTAGTCCAAATAGAAAAGCAGACCCGAAGGCAAGCTCATTGGCTGAACAGACACAACTTCGTTTGCGACCAAACCTGCAAACACACGACGAACGATTGGGAATGCCACGTTCGAAAAACCAGCGATCTGACCCGAAGAGGTCAATGCTGCTCCACCTGTCGAGATGGAGTTGCTTTCCTGAATAAGCTGGGCGGTCTGGTTCTCCAGAAGGCGAGCCATTGTCTCCTTCTGCATTCCGCGCATTCCTTCCAAGAGGCCAGTTGCGGACCACTTGTTGAGAAGTCTTGGGGCATCTGCGCCCAAACTACGACGGTTTACACCTTCCGCCAATTGTGATAGAGTAAAAGTCTTCATGATTTCTCCGAATATTTCCTATATTCTTTTTTCTAAGTAGAGGCTACTTGCGCCTAATTCCAGCCAATTCCATCAAACGGTTTCTCTCAGCTTCCACAAGAACTGCACCTTCGTAGAGATTCTCAGCATTAGCTGACTCGTTGAGGGTTGCTGCGCCAGCACCAGCAGGTCTTGAAGAAGAACCAACCTTTGCCTTTGCCTTCTGTGCGTTCTCCAAAACCGCCTTCACTCTCGTGTAGATGGTCTTGACTTCATTGACTGTCTTGCCTCTGTCCAAATACTCCACAATTTTCTGCTTCTGCTCTTTGGTCAGATTTCTGTTGTTCAAGAAAGGCTGTAGATGCACAACCTTTGCGTTGAAAAGTGTCTGCTCCGCAAGTTGTGACTTGAGATTCTTGTTCTCAGTCAATGTGCGGTTCTTTGCTGCTTGACGACCACGACGAACTCTTTCGGAAAGAGGCAGCTTGGTGTCTTCCTCATCTTCCTTGTCAAAATCCATGTCTGGTTCATCCGAACCCATTGGCGACGAGCTAGAAGCTCCAAGTCTACCAAGGTCAGATTCACCAGCATCGTCATCTGAATCACCAAGATCCATATAAGGAGCATCGTGACCCGAAGATCCTAGATCAGAGGTTGGCTCATCATCGTCAACAATCTCAATCTCATCATCGTCAACAATCTCAATCTCATCATCAGGACCAAGATCACCAAGACCACCAACAAGATCAGAAAGATCAAAGTTGAAGTTGATCACAGTGTCATCTTCGCCCATCACACTCTTTGAAGCACTAGATCCTGGGAGGTCGTTTCCTTCCATCTCCATACCTGCACCACCACACCCTTTAAGCTGTTCCTTCAAAGCAGCAATCTGCTTGCGCAGGTTCTCTGCTTTGATCTTGGCAGTACGCTTATTCAAAGCTTTGCCATTAACAGCAACTTCTGAAACACCCTGAACATAGGAAGCTGGGTTGGATGGACCGCCTGCTGGGGTCTTTGTTACATCAACTTCGCCAACCTTCTTATTAGGAATGGTTGAAGCAGCACCAGCAAGGTTCTGCTTTCCTTCATCATCAGCAAGTGACTCGCCCTCTGACTCAGAGATCAAGTTCTTCAAGTCTTCTTCCAGTTTAGCTAGAGCAGCAGCCTCAGTCTTAAGAGTAACAGTTGGTTCTGTTACCTTCTGTGCGTGTGTTCCAGCCTTGTCAGCAGCCGCATCGTTAGCGTTCTGGACAGTCATTGTTTTTTCAGTCTTGAAACTATCTGCTGGGGATGTGACTGATCCACCTTCAATGGTGTCACTCTCCAAAAGCATCTTCGCTGCGAATTCTTTTAGCGACTTACTTGCCATGTCAGTACCTTTTGTTCCTTCATAAGTATTAAACAAAACTGCTTCTTGCAGTTTTAGGTGCAAAATCTCCAATCTGTTCTCCAATATTTGAGCAAGATTCTCAGAGATTGTTCTTTTTTCTGCCAGATCCTCTACCTTTTCCAAGAGTTGAAACAGCTTGTCCTGCAAGGCTTCTTTAACCAAGGAAGTAACTCCGGTTGTTTTGTAAGCCTTGTGGACTCTTTTAGCGGTTTGCTCCAACTCTTCCGAGAAGAGTTCATATGTTTCAAGCTGTGGTTCTTGCTTTGGTTCTTCTTGACCAGTCAGTTGAAGTGCTTCACCTTCACCCGGAACAGCTTCAGCACCACCAACAGCAGAGACAGAAGTGCCAGAAGGTGCAGGGTTCACATCAACAGGTGTTGGCGAAGGCAAACCACCAGGAATTTCTGGGGTCACTTCTGCGGAAGCTGGTCCTTCTTCACCAGCAGCAACACCAGCCTCTTCACCTGGCTCAGATGGAATAAACAAGTCATCAAAATCAACAACAAGCTTTCCATCAGCACCAGGCATCGGCATGTTCAGACTGTCAGCACCAGTTACTTGAATAGGGGCATCTGTTGGCCCACCAGTAACCGTAGCGGCTCCAATAGGAGGATCTGTGGCTGGTGGTACAGTTGCGACGGCATCTGGCATTCCAGAGGCATCTGCGGGCATCTGTGCTTGATTCATGGATGGATCAGGAACCAACCCAGTTCTATCTTCCTCTTCGTAAAGAATGGAGCTTTGTTTTCCTGCTAGGGAACTTGCAATCATCTTGCGGATATAAGGAGTTATTTCTTCAACAATTGCTTGTTTAGCATCAGCTTCAGCAATTTCCTTGAGTTTCTTGGCTTCTACAAGGGCTTCTTCGTACAACGACATGTAAACCTCTATGATTATCTAGGAGTAGAACGGCCAAAAATCAGGTTGCCAATTCTTTGGCGAGCAACATTGACCGATGTGCTCGATGGAGATGCCAAGTTGTTACCAACTCCATATCCACCACTTCCTCTGCGAATCAACGAAGGATCAATGGTTGGAATGTTTCTTGGGTTCAAACCAGGACCAGGAGAAGCTGGTGTTGGAGAATAAGGAGTTCCAGGCAAACCACCACCACCTACCACAACAGTCGAAAGATCTGGCGCATCAGCATAGTCAAGGTTAACCAACCCAAAGGTGTGGCCACCGTCGTTGATTGGAGAAGTGTTGACTTCTTCATACTTTGCAACAACCTGATCATCTCCATAAGATCCGTCATAAGCAGGAGAGCCTGGATACATCGCTCTCATTGCTGCATAATCAGCACTACCTGGAGCAAAAACACCAAGACCGATGGTAGCTCTACCGCCTCTTGCGCTTGGCAATGTCAAAAGTTGTCTGTGTGATGGCATATAGAGTTCCTTTTACCTTCTTTTAGGTAATTATTGTCCATTTGAGTTTTTGTTGGTTCCAGCAAAAGCCAGTTGTGCCCAGCGTTCATTTGCTGCAAACAAACCAAGCTGTGCTTGGTCAAACGCCTTCTCTTCTGGCAACACAGCGCCTTCCATCAAAGCTCCGCCGCCTGTCATCTGGTTGGCAAGTTGTTTCTGCAACGTTGTCTTTGCGGTGTCTGCTATGATGTTTTGAAACAAAGCTGCTTTCTTTGGGTCACCTTTGGTAACCAAGTGAGTTGTCAGCCTGACTGCTTCATTGAGTCGAGTGTTTGGAGTTACATCGTTCGATTCAAGAGACTCAACAACCTCATTCAGTTTAGAACTTGGAGCAGTTCTAACTCCTGGTTGCTGACCTCCTTGAAAAATCTTTCCTTCTTGAACAAGCTCAAGAATGCATTCTTTAAGCATTGTTTTGAATTCATCTCTTTTGAGCTTCATAGTCATGATTACTTTCTGCGAAGAGACAGGACATCGTTAACAACTCGATCAAGCCTATCTGATTTGCTAAATAGGCCCCTGAGTTCTTCATCGGTATATGACTTTGCTTCTTGCATCAAGAAGGCGCCATGTGTGGAAGGTTCTGAAACAATGTCCCAACAAACAAGAAACAGGTCTTCCTGAACCATGTTTGCATCGCCAACTTTTTGTACGGTTCCAAGAGCACGAGAAGAGATGCCCACCTTGATGTCGTTCTTGAACAGAGCCTTGAGGTTTCTACCTTCTGTCATGTCTTCAAGAACTTCAATCTCTCCCCAGAGGTCGTCTTTATCCCACCAGATGTCCGTGATAACATGTGAGACTTTCTGAAGGTTCACAACAGGAGAGTCTGCATGATCCAGTTCTCCGGTTGCTCTTCTCTCTCGAATCATCGTCATGTAGTTTTTAACTTCACGTTCAAGAATGGGCCTTGGATAGATTCTTCCGTTCTGGTTCAGAGCGTTTGCCCTCTGAATAATGCCACGAACCAACAGGTTTCCATATTTTGACAACCGAGGTTTTCCTTCGTTGTCAAGTTCTTTTTCATATTCAAAGTTTGCGAACTCTTGTAGCAAAAGCTTACTCATTGGTTAGCTCCTCATTCAGCTTAGAAACAGTCATGTAAAAAGTAACCATCTGATCATCCAGCTTTGTGGTGTCTCGATAGTCTTCATTGAGCATGGTTCGCACTTCATGAAGTTTCGTTGCAACCTTCTTGATGTCCGTACCACTCTCCAGAGCTTTGTTGATCCCAGTCAGAACCTCTTGACGCAAACCCTCAAGCAAACCAGAAAGATCTGCTTTGATAGCAACATCGTCTTTTGAAAACACATAAAGCTGCAAAATCCTCTTCTGGCTTTCATTCAACACAGAGTTGAACTTCTTGTTCAGCTTCTCAGTCACAACCAATCCATCCACATCCTGGTTGGTCATCTGTAGAACATCTTTGTTTTCTTGAATGGCATCCTTGGAAGTAATAAGTTGAATCAGCTTGTCTTCCAACTGTGCAGACTCACTCAGGTGCTCTGTGAGAACACCGCCTCGCCAATAGTTCATCAGAACTTGGATGGTGGCGTAATCTCGATAGCTTGGAACCTCTTGGTTGAAAAAGTTTGGATCTCCAAGATAAACATTCACCTCATGAAGCAAGGCGCTTTTTTCCAAGTCAACCTTGGCTTGTGACTGAAGTTTACAACCATGTTTCACTTGTTCGATCAGTGTCACAGCAGCATTGCGTGAAGCAAGTCTTGTCTCCAACAAAGCATTGAACATCTTCAGTTCTCTGTGGAGATCTGTTCCCTGGTGAAAATGTTTGGTGAAGAGCTCTTTCGCTTTGGCAAGATCTCCATCTCTTTTCTCAATAATGGCTTTAGCCATATAACGAGCAAAGAACTCATTTAACAATCCTGCGTTTCGCTTTTTGTTGTGTTTCAACATTCCGGTGATTCCTGCGCCTTTATGTCAGCAAATAATTAGTCCGCAGAATTCGAGATATTATGATTGTTTGCTTCAGAGTCTTCGCTATCTTTCAGATCAAGACCTAGCGATGCCAACTCGCTCAACTGTGGAACGTTGAACGACTCATTCAAAACCCTTGGTTTATTGTCATTTTCTTCCACTAGCAACTGATCCAAGGCATGGTCCAGAACATCTTGTTCTTTTTCATCCTCTCCTTCTTTCAAGAGGTGGATGTCAAGAGGAAGTTCGTTTCTCAAGATTTTGTTTCGGCGTTCAAAGTTTTCTAGCATTGAACGCATCTCCTTTGACAGATAGGCATCCTTTGTGATTCCAACTTTCAGATCTCGCTTGATGGCTTCTGAAAGTGGGTTTTTCAAGAACTCTGTGTCATAAACGTCAGAAAGAGACTTGTTTCTTTTTGGATTCAGCATTCTTCTGAAGTCTGGTTGATCGGATTGCATCTCAAGTGAAGATCTTCTTCTGTCTTGATTGCGTTTATCCATTTTCACTTGAGGGTTGTCTTTGATAGGCAACTCTCCATCTCCCAAGCTGAAGTTCAAAGCATCCGAGTTGTCTGTTTGAATAGGTGAGGAACCATCACCAGCAGGCTGACCTGGAGTTGTTTGAGTTGGTGAATAACCTGAAGGTGCCATTCCACTTGGGGGCTGATAAGAAGTGGTATCGAACGGGTCAACCGTGTTTTCCCCGGTGTCATCAATCGTGTTGATTGAATCAAGCTCAACAGCAAACTTCTTGTCAGCTTTTAGTTGATCCTTCAACCCTGCGATCTCATCCTCAGTAAACCCAAGAATCTCTTTGTACAGCCAACTCATTGGCAGGAATCTTGTTTCGATGCTGTCAACCGAGGCAATGATGTCAATCTTTGTCTTCCAGAGATCAAGCTTCTGTTGAAGTGCAATTGTTGATGGGTTGGAAAGACGTAGTTCAAAATCAATCAGGTCTTCTCCATCAAATCCTTTTGCATAAAGGTGAAGTATCGCAAGCTTGTTGAGTTCTGCGATCACAATCTTCTGGAGGATCTGGATAGTTCGAGAAAACCTGATGTCTTCTTGAGCTAGTGTAGCTTTGGAAGAAAGCATGTCATCATAGCCAAGATAGGCTTTTGGTACACCAAGAGCAGAAAAAAGCTGTGATTCAATGATCTGAATGTCTTCTGTGGCTGTTTGATGAGTTCCACCTGAGAGTGTGTCGATCTTTGTTCCGCTGTTAGCTCCTCTTACTGGAACAACATAGTCTTCAAGAACATCGGTTGGGTTGAATCTTTCATCCAGCCGCCCGTTGCTCTTATCAACGGCCATGTTTCCTCTGATGGTTGACATCACCGTCTGCATGTAGTTTGGAATGTCGTTAGGCGCCACAGTTCCAACATCCACATAGAACACTCTTCTCTCAGGAGAACGAACCAAGCGGTAAACCAACATGGCATCCAACATCATCACATACTGTCGCCAGATTCGACGTGCTGCTTCAAGGATGCTAGTTCCATAAGGGTTGAATCTGTCATTGCCAAGAATTCTGAAATGCGTTACTTGCCAGTTTTCAAGTTCTTTCGTGCCCATCTTGTGCCACTTGAAACGAACAGCATAAGGATCATTCGAGTCAAATCCCTCATCTCGTTCGACTTCGTTGACATTCATTGCCATCACATTGACAACACCAACCCCAGGAGCCACTTCGTTATAGAGGAAGAAGTCTCCATACTTGATCAGGTTTCTAATCCAGACACGAAGGTTGAAATCTACATTAAGGATGTCATAGAACAGTTCTTCCAGGGTTTCCTTCACTCTGGCATTGTCTGAGTAGATGTGAAAGTTCTTTCCGTTCTCATCACCCGAGCAAGCTTCGTCAGCTTGAACGTCAAGAGCCTTGCTGATGATCGGAGTGTATTCCATCTCAGCAAACTCCATATAACGAGTCATTCGAGACATCATATCTGCGCCACCAAGCATGTTGAATGGCGAGTTCTGTGAGGTTCCTTTTCTAAATGGCAGTGCCCCCATCCCATTCTTGTTGGCTAGGGCTGCTTGTTTGTCATAGTAGCCAGTGTCGTCATAACCTTTGATTTTACGACGGATTGAAGGGCCTGATCTGAACAGGCGCGTCAAACGTGTATAAAATGATTCGTCTCGAAATTGTGCCATCTGTTTTCCTAAGAATTGAGTTTATTTCATTTTTTGTCTGATCGGCAAGAAACAACTCATTGCCTTTTAAGGGCAATTTAGCCATAATTAGGTGGAAAAGGTTTCAATGATGAACATACCAGTCAATCTTAAACAGAGAATTGATGAGGTAGCTGACTATGTGGGGAATACCACAACAGACTATCTCACCGTGAAACGACAACTGATCAACAACTTCCCCTCCTCTTCCCGCTCTCTCTTCTCCGCTCGACACCCCTGCACTAAAAAACATCAACTCAATGATTTCGATCATGCTGTGATCCTCTACTGGTTTGAGCAGACAGGGATTCGATTAAGAATTGATCAAGAAAAACTGCATGATCCCGAATGGGAACACAGGAAAAAGGGTTGGGCGCTTACCCTACTTAATGAAGAACGACGCCATGCCAAATCACCCAAACAACAATCATGCAAACCAACTGGTTCTTGAATTCATAGAAGTGGTTCTTAACGAAGAAAGCGGAAACCCTCTCTACAACACATTTGTTCAACCATTCGTTGATGTTGGTACGACTGCTGCTTATGGTGTTGAACGACTATCGGCTCAAGTTCAAACCGTTGTCATGGGTTTCTTGTTTGGACTTCCAACACTGTTTGTTCCATTCCTTGAATACGACTACGAATCCTTCAGAGAAGAAGAGTTTGAACGAGTAGAGCAAATAAAAAAGAAATACGAGAAGGTTTTCAAGGCGAACCTGGATGCCTTGCAGTCCAACGACGCTTTTGGTGTGGCTTTCTTGTTGGCTCCGTCTCAGGTGCTTGCAGCACAGCTTGCAGTCAAAGCTCCTTACATGGCTATTAAAGCCCTTGACGTGCTTACTGGGGCCGCAGCGCCACCGTTAGCTAGATTGGGGCGGGCGCTCAGTGAACCTGCCTCTATTGGCTTCCATGACCCAGGAAGACACGTCCAAGGTGGTTGGGCTGGTGGTGCGGGTGGAGATTATGGAGGCGATGGCTTCTATGAATCAAAGAACAACCAAGAACCATCCAAAGACACAACAGCCAAACTGATTGGCTTGCTTAAGAACAAAAAGATCCTTCGGCAGATCCAACAGAGTCCTGTTGCAAAACAGATGCGACAAGATGGAGTTGAAGTGATTGTCAGCCATGTCAAGAGATTCTTGACTGCCAAGGACTATAACCAACTCAGGAAGTTAGCAACCAATGATGAAGGTTTCTCAGCCATCAGCGAAAAACTTCGTGGTTTGAATCAAACAGGAGAGATCCCAGCACAGGACAATCCTACTGTAACAGCAGCAATGGTTCCAGAACTTAAAAAGACCTACAGGGAATTCTGGGTTAAACAGCTTCAAACACTGATCAGTCAGTATCCTGAAGCCAAACAAGAGCTACTTCTGGGCATCAAACAAGTTCAAACTCTTTCCTGATCTCTCTATACAACATTGAAATAAAAACTGCATTCTAACCCAAAACCAGAAAGGGTTAAAAGCAATAATGTCCCGTAATTCACACGATGAAGGGCATGGAGTTGATTCCATGCCAGCAGGCATCACAGAACTAGAACCTCTGATTCGAGATTTCATCGAGAAACTGAAGAGAATCAAGAATGAGCAAGAAATACTGAAACAAGATGAAAAAGACTTGTTGGAAGAATATGCTGAAAAACTTGACATGAAGACCCTCAAGGCTGCAATGCGAGTTGTTGCAGTAAGAGAGAAGGTTGAACGCAAAGATACGTTTGACACCTTGGTTGAAGTCTTGGAAAGAATCGGGGAGTGATTGCAGATGCCACCCGCAGAGAAATATGAACTGCCAGAGATCTGTTATGACGAACCAGTCAACGGACAGCCAGCCAATCCATTTCCTTTCATCTCCATCAAAAAAGCAGCAAAACCACCAGTGGTTCTGTTTATTGAGATAAGACAGGAGACAGGTGAGACTGAACCTGGTCCTGATGGTCGGCCTCAAGAGATTGTGGATTGTTTGATGCACAAGTATGTTGATCTTGAAAGCCTCAAAGAAAAACTGCCACCACATCTCAATGACATGGTGAGAACTGCACTTGGAATGAAACCTCTCAAAGAAGCACAAGCTGCTGGGCAGGTCATTCTTGACAGAGCTACTGAGAACGCAAAGAAGAACAAAGTTGACAGCATCAAAGCAAAGAAAGATCAAAAACAATGAGATTGCACGCATCAGTGATTGAGAAACTTCTCTATATCGTTCAGAACTACGGTGGACACGAGCACGATCACAAACTTCGTCAGAAGTTTACAGAGATGGACTTGACACCCTATGAAAGACGAAACACCCCAGGTCAAGAAGTCATTCTGGTTCTAACAGAAGACTACATGAAGCAGCTTTCTGGAAACCCACGGTGATCTAACATGGCTGGCCAACAGACATATAACATGGGCCAGATAATCTATATCTTGTCCAACAAATCGCAAGCTGTTGTCCCAGCAATTGTGGAAGAACAAGTTGTGCGAAAGATCCGCAAAGCTGATGGTGTCCATGAGGTTGTGAGTTACAAACTCTGCATTGGCCCAAAGGAACGTCAGCAGGTTGTAGATCTAGCCAGAGTAGATGGTGAAGTGTTTGACTCTCTTGAGAGCATCAGAAGCATATTGGTTGAACGACTAACTGTGTTTGTTGATGAACTCGTGAAGACAACTCAGAAGAACGTTTTGAACTGGTACGGAATTGCTCCCGACAATCAACTGATTGAAACAATTCAAAGCGATCAGAACTCTGGTGTGAAGTACGATCCAGCACAGCTTGTTCATGCTGTGAACAACAACTTGCCAATCCATGGATCTGTTACGCATGGGTTGCAACTTCAACATCCTGTGCAGCCACAAGCGCCAGGAATTAACCAGCACTTAAGCATCAGAGACAACATCAGAGCCATGGTTGAAGAACCAGATGATGGAATGCAGGGATTGGCTCTGAATTCGAGTAACAACAGCAATGCCATGCAAACTGTGATTTTAGAAGATGGAACAAGAGTCCAAGTTAAACTGTAAGGAATAAAAGTGAATAAGTCAGCAACACAAGCATTAATGGCTGCTTCTCAAGGTGAAGTTCATCAAAAAGTTGTTTTTGGAAGCGAAGCACACACGCAGCTTTTGGAAGGTGCCACGATTCTAGCCAAAGCCGTTGGGTCCACAATGGGTCCATCGGGGCATAATGTTATTATTGATGGCACTGTGGGAGCACCTCTGATCACAAAAGACGGTGTTACCGTGGCACGTTCAATTACGTTGAAAGAACGACTTCCTTCCATGGGTGCCGAGCTCTTGAAAGAAGTTGCGTCTAAAACCAACGAGTTGGCAGGAGACGGCACAACTACCGCAACAGTTCTGGCACATGCAATGCTCAAGGAAGGCATCAAGATGATTGCCACAGGCAGAGATCCAATCTATGTCAAGAAGGGCATGGACTTTGCAACAGAAAAGGTCATTGAGACTCTCAAGAAAAACTGCATTCCTGTTCGAAACGCACAGGACATCATCAATGTTGGAACGATCTCTGCAAACGGAGATGTGAAGATTGGCGAACTGCTTTCCAGTGCAATCGACAAGGTGGGACAAGACGGCATCATCACGATTGAGCCAGGGAAGTCAACCCAGACAACTTTGGAAGTGGCCGAAGGTATGCAGTTTGATGGTGGATATCTTTCACCATACTTTGTGACAAACACAGAGAAAAACACAGTGGAGCTTATCAACCCACTTGTGTTGTTGACAAACAGGAAGATTTCATCACTGGCTGATTTCATTCCAATTCTAGAGAAGGTGGCAAATGCGGATCGTCCACTTCTTGTTGTGGCAGATGACGTTGAAGGAGAAGCTTTGCACACGTTGATTGTCAACAAGTTCAAAGGCACTCTCTTGTCTTGTGCTGTGAAAGCTCCTTCGTATGGAGAGAACAGAACTGACATTCTTGGTGACATTGCCACTGTGGTTGGCGGAACTGTTCTTGATGCATCAAATGCTCAAGCGTTGAAAAGTTTGTCTGTGGAATCTCTTGGAGAGGCTTCCAAGGTTATTGTCACAAGAACCAACACCACCATTGTTGGTAATCAAACAGAGGCTTCAAAGAAGGCTATCGAAGAAAGAGTTAAAGGGCTAAGAACCGCACTGAACTCGGACGGCTCTTTGGATGAGTTGCACATTGATCGCTACAAGAAGAGGCTTGCCAAGCTGGCTGGTGGTGTTGCAGTTGTCAAAGTAGGTGGTTCTACAGAAGTCGAAATCCTTGAAAAGAAGGACCGTGTAGAAGACGCTTTGAACGCAACGGTTGCTGCTGCTCAAGAAGGAATTGTTCCAGGTGGAGGATCTGCTTTGTTCTATGCACAGAAAGAAGTGGAAAACCAACTCAGTGAAAACACCTCGAAGGGATGGGGAGAAGACTTTCGTGCGGGTGTTCAAGTGATCTTGAACTCTTGCAAGGTGCCTCTCTACACAATTGTTGCCAACACAGGCAAGTCACCCGAGGTTGTGATGGATAAGCTTTCGAACCACAGAGAAACTGCTGTCTATCATACGGATAAAGCCAAGAACCAAGAAAACAAACGCTATGGTTATGATGCAGCCAATGGCGAATATGGTGATTTGATAGACAAAGGCATCATTGATCCTGTTAAAGTAACACGTTATGCTCTTGAACATGCAACTTCTGTTGTTGGTTTGATGCTAACATGCAACGCAGTAGTCTTGAATGAGAAAGACAAGTCGGATAGCTGATTAACCGTTTTAAAGAAAGAAGAACAAGGAAACAACATGGCATTCACAAACGAGCAAGAGATGCTTCAGGCAATTGTTGAGATGATCGAGCAATCAACAGGATTGGTTCTTGATCAAGAACATGTGAAGGAGCTTCTTATTGAAGTTCAGAGAGAGCAGCTTAAGGGATTCGTCTACAGAGCTTTCATGGCGTTGAACCAAGCACAGGCAGAAGCCGCAACTTCAACAGAGGAACCTGCCAATGGTGGTGTTGAGAGTAACGCCTGAGTTCCTAGAGGATGCCTATGCTTTCTGGGGTTATACCCCAGAGATCTTTAGACAACAGCTAATCCAACTCACAGGCAAACAATCAAGAGTGGATGTCATAGATTGGCTTTACGAACCTGACCCACTTGATGAGGGTGATGAAGAAGCAACTCTTCACATAACCGATTCAGGAGTTATTAGTTTAAGAAAGAAAGAAACAGATGGCACAAGGTGACAGAGTAAGAATTGGTGATGGATCAACCTGGGATGATTCTGTGATCGTTTCAGTATACGCCCCAAACTGGAATCCACACGGAGAGCTAAGTTTGGATCACTTTGGAGCCGCTCAGATCACAAGACTGGGTGGCGTCAAGGGTGGAACCACGGGAGTGATTGCGGGGCCTTCGATCAAGGTTCACAGAACTCAGTTGATTGGTGAAGCAAATGTTCCAAACATGGGAGGCTTAGACCTCATTCACCTGTTTCCTGTTCAGCTTGATCACTACATGCAGATCGGTTGGGTTCCAACACACCACATCAGAGTGATTGGTGGAGATGTCTTCAGACCTTGATCTGTGCCAACCTTTGTTTCAGAAGATAGACGTGTGTTTCGTGTCTATCCAGAATCCCACCCATCAAGTTTTCCAATCCAGTTGTAAGCAACCCGGCTTCTTGCAGGCGTTTGCTGACTCCTTCACCAACATGAATAAAAGCCAGTTCTGACAAGAACGAAACAACCAAGGGCTGTTTCTGCTTGTCGCTCAGTGCTTCCATGAAAGCTCGCATGTGATCTACTTGCAAGAAGTAGTTTGTGAGTGCTGGCGAATCAAGAGCTATGATCTTCTCACCCAAACTGTCAACCTCATCTTGAGTTGCTTCATAGATCTTCTTCAGTAACTCATGATCTCCGTAGTAAGAAGTCCCCATCGCTTGCCAGTGATGAGAGTGGTGGATCATCATCAGAGCGCGCATAAAACCCAACCAGACGGCCAAGTCAGCATACTGGTAGTCTTTCCCGTCGTAGACAGCCATCTGGCTCTGCATGAGCTCCTGGGCGGCATAGCGACTCTGTTTGTAGTCTTGATGCGAAACTGCTTCAACTAAACGTCTTTTCATGTTTTTACCAAAGGTAAGTAGCCGCTCTACTTACCAACACACAGGAAGATAAAAAATGCCATTTCAACCACCGGGCGGGGGACTTAACAATACCGCAGAATACATGACATCAGGACTGCCATGGGTTTCTTCTTCATTCCTATCAAGCGGTTCTATCTGGAAAATTGAGTTTCCTTATGTGACAAATCACCTAAAAGTTCAGTTGCATGGTGGAAACAACACATCACTTGCTTTTGGATTCACGCTTTCGGGTGTATTGAACCACAACAACATGGTTTTAAACGCTACGTCACAAGGTGTCGATTCTTTCAGTGAGCACGTTAGAGTTAAAACTCTATATGTTGTTGGTCGTTCCAACAACATCACAGCAAGCGTGTTTGCTGGTCTTACAACCATTCCGACAAAAAACTTCCCAACACTGACTGGTTCTGCACCAGTTGCTTATGATCCAACTGGTAGTGTCTACGAAAACTATCTTAGCTATCCTGGGTTGGGTTGATTCCTGCCTGTTTCTCTTTTTGCCTCTCCTGCTCTATTAACCCATAAGTGGAACACAACCAGAGAGGGGAGGGAGAGGTGTATTGTTCTATACCTGCATGTTACCAATGAGAAGCAATGACAACTCTTGATGAGATCATAGGGTTTTTTTCTCAGAATCAAATCCCTGTCCTACCTTGTTTTGGTATTTTGAATGGCATCTGCACTTGTAGAAAAGGAGGAAGGTGTCCTAGTCCTGGGAAACATCCATTGATGTTCAGGTGGCAGATGTTGGCAAGTTGCGACAAGGACACAATCAAGGGGTGGGTATCTGGGAAGGGTAAGCCAGTAAACCTGGCTATTCGTACTGGTACAAAAAACCCTTTAACTGGGAAGTATCTTGTTGGAACTGATCTGGATCTTGTTGATCATCCCATGAAAGAAAGGCTGAGTCAGTACAGCACCACGGTTACTCAGCAAAGTGGCAGTGGTGGTGCTCATGCGTTCTATTGGTCTGATCTACCTGTTCGAAACTCTGTGCAACTTGTTGATGAAAAGATGGATATCAGGGGTTCTGGTGGAATCATTGTGATTGCACCAAGTCTTCACAAAAGCGGAAATCGCTATCAGTTTACCTGTGACTTAAAAACAACCAAGATCCAAGACCTACCTGATTTCATTGTAAAGAAACTAAGAATCAACAGTGTTAAACCAAAGAAGTCTGAGGCCAAAAGAGAAGCAGCAGAAACACCTGTTGCAAACAACTCCGAGATATACAGTTATTGGAGTCAACTCTCTATTCCAGCAATCAGAAACGCTATGCTCAATGGGAAGAAAGTTCCAAGTGGTGTTAGAAATGCCACCATGCACAGGCTTTTATCTTCCGACAGAGCCAAGGGTGTTCCATCATCAGCAAAGTTGATGATCAAAGCATTGGAGTACCTTCCACACTTTGAAAACTCGGAAACCTTCTTGGAGGAAGTGGACATGGTTGTAAAATCAGTGATGCGATATCCTGCATACAACAACTCTCACGAAAAAGTGAATCAACTCTATGTGGGCTGGTTAGAGAAGAATGGCTACAAGTCGGATTGCGACCTTGAACGACTACAAGACCTAGACAGGAAGTTCTTCGAAACTCTAGAGCCTGCTTCTCCAATTGACCATGGAGTCCCTCTCAGTGAGATTGCTGAGAGAAGAGTTGCTTTCATGAAGTCTTCTGGTGTTGACAAGTTCGCCACATACAAACCGCAACTCTTGGCAAAGAAGTTGCAATCCCTTGGAATCCAGCGTAGAAGAACCTCGAAGAGCAACAGTTGGCAGGTTCGGTTTAAAGACAAAATGGAGTTTACTCCTGCAACTCTGTCGTGCGAAACTGAGACAAGGAGCGTGCTTGACATGACAACCGCAGAAAAACTATCACCAGACAATCTGAAAGATGGAGATATCATCGAACTTAATGGCGAGAAAGTTCGAGTTGAACTGGTTCACACAAAGACACCTGTTCGTGTTCACCCAAGAGAGCATCTCTACCAAGGCAGGAAGGGCTATGAGTACAACAAGGCTTTGTTGCAACTTCTTGGTCGAATGACAGAAGAGCAGAAGAGCGAACTAGCTGAACAAGAACAAGGCACTCTTCTGATGAACAAAGAGAAGACGGTTGAGTGGATGACATCAACCCAGCCAGGGGATGTGATCGGTGTTGTTGACAGTTTGTACATCGTACTCCCCAACCCCCATCCAGACTATTCAGATCCAGATCTTGACTTGTTTGTAACACGAGCCCGTGCTGTTGGTGGCGAGCCAGGACTCTTTGGATCACTAAACCAAGAGGAACCCAAGCTGCTCACAGTCTGGGAACTTGATCATGCAAGAGAGCTTGGGCTGCTTGACATTCTTTGGAGAAACGGGAAACCCTATGACTCGCCAGAGTTTGTAGACATGACTATTGTGATCACTCATCCTTTAGATGAAACTAAAACCAAGAAAAGGAAAACCAGCAAGTGACACAAACATTCAGCAGAAGCATCTTCTCAGGCATACCGCTTGAATACTCAATACCACGAACAGCAAAGGTTGTTTTTGTCAACGACTTCTTCACAAGAGACGTTGAAGGAGGTGCTGAACTAACAACGGATGCAATCATCCAGAAGGCACCTGTCAAAGTTTTCAAGATGCACTCTGGTTCTGTAACCAGAAAACTACTTGATGCCAACAAGGACAAGTATTGGATCTTTGGCAACTTCACAACTCTTCCTGATGGAATGACTCACTATATCCCAACAAGCGGAGTTCGTTACTCTATTGTAGAGTATGATTTCAAGTTTTGTGCTTATCGTTCCACAACAAGACACCTGAAAGAGACAGGAGAGCCTTGCAACTGTCCAAAGGAACCTCACGGTCTTGATATTGCAAGGTTGTTTCGATCAGCCGAGAAGATCTTCTGGATGAGCGAAGGTCAGAAAAACTCGTGGATTGAAAACGTGCCAAGTGTTGCTGATCACCCATGCCACCTTGTTCTTTCATCCGTGTTTAAGGACAGCGATCTTGATCTGTTTAAACACCTGAGAGAGACGGCTGGTGAAAGACTCCCAGAATGGGCAGTTCTTGGTTCTGGGTCATGGATCAAAGGAACAGAAGAAACACAGAAGTGGTGTAGGTTGAACAGAAAACCATTCAACGCTCTTCCAAAACTTCCATATGCCAAGTTCCTTGAACTGTTAAACAAACATCAAGGTTTCATCTTTATGCCCCTGGATAAAGATACATGTCCGAGAGTTACGATTGAAGCCAAACTGCTTGGTTTAAACCTTCACATGAACAACAACGTGCTGTCAAAGAATGATCCCTGGTTTGTTGGGACTCCAGAACAGTGTGATTCTTACCTGCGAACAAGAGCAGAGTGGTTCTGGAAGCAAGTGCTTCAGCCCAAGTCAGAATAGATCTCTTTGTTTTCTCTTCCAAACCATCTGACAAGTCTTCCAGCATAAACATTCGCTTGATCTTCAAGTTTCTGATTGTCAGAGTCTTCAGGTCCGATCATGTTCAACTCGTTCTGCCTGTGATGAGTCAACTCATGAGCCAACGTTCTCATCACATCAGCGATTGCTCTGTTTTTTACAGCACAGACAACCTTTCTCTCTGAAGGAAGATAACCTCCCGCACTTGGATAACTTGGATCGTGCTCAAACAAAAACACGATGTTTGCATTTGTTTCTATCTTTAACTCGGTTTTAACATAACGCAAAAACTTCTGAAGAAGCTTCATGTTCTCAGGTGTGTTGATCATGGTGTTAACTATGGAACTTCTGTGTGCTATACTGTTGCACATGAGCGAGTTAAACAACCTAGACGGGTATGACTTCAGTGACGCATACCTGGTTCCACAATATTCAACAGTCGAAACAAGATCTCAAGTTGATATCGGAGTAACGATCAATGCAAACTGGAGGCTTAGTATTCCTGTTGTTTCTTCAAACATGGATACTGTGACAGAAGCAAGGATGGCTGCTACTATGTACCATGCTGGTGCTGCTGGGGCAATCCATCGTTTCATGTCAATCGAGGATAACGTTAGAATGTACGCAGAAGCTACAGAAGCATTCGTTTCTGTTGGTGTTAACAGGGACAGCAAAGAAAGAACAGCAGCACTCTACGCTGCTGGAGCTCGTTACTTTGTGATTGATATCGCTCACGGCCATTCAAAGATGATGAAGGACATGATTGAGTGGATGAAGACTGAATATCGTGATGTTTTCTTGATGGCAGGAAACGTAGCCACCACACAAGGAGCTTTTGATCTGGCTTATTGGGGTGCTGATGCGATCAAGGTTGGGATCGGCCCAGGAGCGGTTTGTCTAACCAAGAATGTTACAGGTGTTACAGTTCCGCAACTTGGAGCAATTCAAGCTTGTGCATTGGCAGAACGAAAGTGGAATGATCTGCGACGTGGAGACTTTCCGCTTGTGGTTGCAGATGGTGGCATCAGGGAGTATGGAGATGCCGCTAAAGCCATTGCTGCGGGTGCTGACATGGTTATGATTGGTGGTTTGTTTGCTGGCACGGATGAAACTCCTGGCAGGAAAGATCCCCATGGCAAAAAGGTGTATCGAGGGATGGCGTCCAGGGATGCGATGCGATCCATCCGAGTTGGAGAGTCACTTCCAACTCCAGAAGGAGCATCCGTGCTTGTTGACTCAAAAGGACCAGTAACAAATATCCTTCAAGACATTGCTGGTGGTCTTAGAAGTGCATTTTCTTACTCGGATGCAAGAACAGTGAAAGAATTCCAAAACAAGGCTGTTTTTGGAATCAGAAGAAGATAGACTCGGTTTGAAGAAAACACCATGACCATTCACCTACCCCTATTTCAAGACAAAACAATTCTCCCAACCGGGAAGCACCACGTCTCTTATTCAGAAGTCAACACGGCTGCTGGAACTGATGGTTGTGGTTGGAAACACAAGCTTGTCTATGTTGATGGTCATCGAGAACCAGACAACGAACACACAACTTACGGAAGAACTCTTCACGCTTTGCTGCAAGAGTGGATGTTTGAGAAAGACAGCGTTTGGTACGATTTTCAAGAAAAAATAGAAGAGTGTCAACAAGAGGTTAAGAGAATCTTTGGTGAAGTTGGTTTCAATCCAAGTCCTGAAAAGTTAGAAGCAGAGTGGATTGCGCCTGTTGAGACAATGTTGTCGCAAGTTCCAGGTTGGATGGATGAAACCTTTCCAGGTTGGAAGCCCGTTGCAGCAGAAATCCAGTTGTTTGAACCGATCAAAGGTCATACCAACAAGTGGTTCAAGGGTTTTATTGATGCTGTGATTCGTGTTCCAAAAAAACCAAGAAAAGGAAGCAAGAAACCTGCTTCTGGCTATTTCTATTGGATCTTAGACTGGAAGACAACATCTTGGGGTTGGGATGCCCAGAAAAAGCAAGACAAGTTTAAGCGAATGCAGTTGGCACTCTACAAGCACTATCTTAGTTTGAAACTGGGAATCCCTCTTGAGGATATCAAGTGTGGGTTTGTTTTGCTTAAAAGAACTGCCAAGGCTGGCAACAACCTTGAACTCCTAGAAGTTTCGGTTGGCGATAAAACCCGTCAAGAAGCGGTTGATCTTGTCGCCTCATCTATCAGTATGATCTCCAGGCGTTTTTGGATCAAGAACAGGAATGCTTGTCGTTTTTGCCCGTTCAGAGGAACTGAGTTATGTCCGTAACACCCAAAAAAAAATCTGTAAAAAGACACACTTCAACACTGAGGTACAACGTAATTCTTGCTGGCGTTCAACTCACCTTGAAAGAAGCCGGTGAGAAGCTCAATGGCATCAGGCGTCAAAGCAAGGGAAGGAACTTCTCTCCTTCTGAGCGTGACATCAGGATGCAACTGCGTTTGATGAAGGAAGCTGTTGCTCTGGCCGAAGAAGAGCTTGACAAGCACATGACTGTCTATGATGAAGCCAAGTTTTTCTCCGTAACCAACCCGGTTGCGCTACCCAATGGTTCATGCCCCGAGTGTAGAGACAAAGATTGCAATGGGTGTTGTGACAGCGGCACACCAGAAGTCAAAGTGAGCGAAGAGGCATGATTCCAAGGATATCGGCCTATACCACTGTCAGGAATGCAGATTCAATGGACTACCCTTACTTGGAATCCATTGAATCTATGCTTCAGTTTGCTGATGAAGTTGTTGTTCTGGATTCCAGTGATGGGGTTGATGACACATTGATCAAACTCAACAACCTTGCAAGAACTGATAAACGTGTTCGGGTTGTTCATTCAGATCAGTTTGATTGGAAGGCTCCAAATCATGGAATCTTTGATGGTCAAACAAAAGCTCTTGCTAGATCTCTTTGCAACAATGACTTCTTGTGGCAGTTCGATACTGATGAGATCGTTCACGAGCTTGATGCGCCCAAGATCCGTCCCTTGATTGAAAAACTCCAGTACCTTCAGAAATGCCCGATCATGGCTTTGCCGGTTGTTGAGTATTGGGGATCAACCGGCAAAGTAAGAGCAGACATCAATCCTTGGAAGGCAAGGCTGTCACGCAACCTCCCAGACATAACACACGGCATCCCTTCTCACCTGAGAAGAACGTTCAACGGTTTGGACTACGCATCACCAGGAACAGACACATGTGACTACATCTCAAAGAGCACAGGTAAAGTTCTTCCTGTCATGGGTTTCATGAGTCAAGACATAGAAGCGGTTCGTTTGATGTCTCTGAGAAATCACAAACTACTGCCATCTTACGAGAAGTGGTTCAATGAAACGGTTGATCAGATCCCAGGAGTGTTTCACTATTCCTGGTTCTCTGTTGAGAGAAAGATCAAACAATACAAGGTTTTTTGGACTTCGTTCTGGAAGGCAATGTATGGACCTGATTCATCACAAAACAAAGATCCAAACTGGAATCCGTTCTTTGAAGTTCCATGGGATCAAGTCACTGACCAGATGATCAAAGACAAAGCAGTTGAACTTGAAACAAAAACAGGTGGTCACATCTTTCATTCAAGATGGACAGGAACCCAAACTCCACATGTCACAATTCACAGAACCCATCCCAGAATGATCAAAGAGTGGGTTGCTGGACATGGAAAATGAACTGGTTTACAAGAAAAACACTAGAAGGTTGAAAGCTGTTTGGTCGATAGAAATGGCAGACGATCTTAGTGGTTTTTACGGAATCATCCATGACAGCCCACTGACCAGGAAACTCTTAAAGGCTGGCTTGAAAATAAAAACCAGAGCTAGGTAACTGTCAGGACAACAAAAGAACAATGTTATTTTACAACCGAACAGAACTTAGACGCGGAGACATCTTTCACGGAAAATGCACTTGTTTTGAGGTGTTTAACGAGTCCCCCTCTATTGCTGAACCAAATGCTTTGTTTTTGTTTGAAGTCCAGCTTGTTGCGTTGAATCGTGTCCAAAACATTCCATGCGGCGAATATGAACGTCGTTCGTTTTCGGATAAACTCCTAGATGTTATTCTTTTAAGATCTATCAAGCGTTGTTTGCACACCGGCTGGGTTTGCAAAGCATTTAACAGGTCGGGTTTCTTGGGTTTTTTCTTGGTGGATGAAGACCAACTGCGTGAAATGGAAGTTATAGGTAAAGAGTTTATATGAGTGAAACACAAAACAACTGCACTTGTGAAGCAATTAAAAAACACATGGATTTTAAATGGAACCCTTCTGAGCAAGAGCCTCACCACCCAGACTGCTCAGACCATGAAGTGACAGCAACAGATCTTCCACTGATCACAGTGGTTGTGCCATGCTACAACCATGGCAGATACCTTGAAGAGTGTGTTGAAAGTCTGTTGAATCAGACCTACAGCCTTCTTGAGATCATCATTGTCAACGATGGCTCTTCTGACAACACAGAAGAAGTAAGCAAGAGGCTCCTTGGTCGTGACAAAAGAATCAAGTACATCGGGTTTCCAAAGAACACAGGCAAGTGGAACTGTTTGAACACTGCGATTGACAACTGTAAGGGTTTGATCATCACCTGCCAGGATGCCGACGACCTAGCCACTCCAGATCGCATAGAAAGGCAGTTTAAAGCCCTTCAAGCAACCGAGAGTGTCCATAACCTGTGCGGGTTCTATCACTGCCATTCTGAAGAGGATGTGGCAAGACACAAGAACTCCAGAGTGGAAGGAACGATGAAGATCATTCCATCCGAGACTGTTTCCCAGATGGTTGAGTACGGATTCACAACCCCAGGAATCAACCATTATTTTACTGCTGATTTTGAAACAGCCGGAACATCAGCCATGTTTCTCAAGGCTCTTTGGAACGTTGGGATCAGATTCAATCCCCCAGGTGTTGGACTTCGAATTGCCAACTCCGAGGATTCAGACTTTAACGTTCGAGCAACAATGATTCTAAGAAACACCACGGTCTTGGCAGAACATCTGTACCTTTACAGAAGAGGAACGAGCACAAACAATGAGTCGAGATGATGGTTTAAAGACTGGCCTTAACATCTTCTGGTTTTTCTCTGGCGCACATCAAGTAAAACCACTGGGAAAATGGAAATATTGGCATGGCCATGGGCCAGCGATGAAAATCGAGATAAGTCTTGATGAAACAGACATCTCCCCGGAAGATGCATATAGAATTACAAACGAAATCCTTTTGGATTTCAATATCGATTTCCAAGTAAGATGGAAAGAGAGATTGGAGCTCTTTAAAAGGAATAAAAAACTACGATCAAGGATAACACCACCTTGTTTAGAATGCGAAGAGGAGTAAGAAACATGGGATTAAGTGCTGGTGCTATCTGTGCAATGAGTGATGAAGAATTTGATGAATGGTCAACGTATTATGAGAAACCGCCAATAGATGGGTGGAAGTTGGTAAAGGAAGAAATCCACAATTCTGTCGAACTGAACGCTGTTGTTAAAGTATTGGTTGAACGAGATGTGCGAATGGGTACATTGCGCACTTCCTTAGAAGTCATTTCAAAGAAATAAAGACCATGCCATCAATAAAAATTGAAAAGAAATCACTGGGAAGCAACTACAGAGAAAACGCTCTTGAACCTTCAAGTTGGAATCCAACAAGAAACATTTTCTACATTGATGTTTCAAACTTATCTCCCAAAGAAACCGAGATGTTCATGAATGGGGTTCAATCCACTTTGAAAGCAATGAAAGAATTGGCAAACACATGAAAATAAGCTTGTTAACACCAACCAGAGGCAGACCTCATGCAATGCAGCGACTCTGGGAGTCTGCATGGAACACAGCGGATAACAAAACGGATCTGGAGATCGTGTTCTACATGGATCACGACGATGTTCATTCTCTTGAGCAGTTTGAGAAGATGGACTCTCCACAACATCTTGGCATCTGTGGCCAGCGCATTGTTCTTTCAGAGATGTGGAATGAGTGTTCCAAGGTTGCAACAGGAGAGATCTTGATGCACTGCGGCGATGACATCATCTTTAGATCCCAGGGCTGGGACACGCTTGTCAGAAAACACATTGGTTCATTTCCAGACAAGATAGCATTTGTCCACGGCATGGATGGAATTCAAAACGAAAAACTAGGAACACATGGCTTCTTGCACCGTAATTGGGTTAATACTGTTGGTTATTTTGTCCCTCCTTATTTTAGTTGCGACTATAACGATACATGGCTGACTGAGGTTTCTTCCATGATAGGAAGAAGAATCTATGAGCCAAGAATCTACACAGAGCACATGCACTGGGCTGTTGGAAAACAACCTAGAGATCAAACTTACTCAGACACAATGGCAAGAGGTCACAGAGACAACGTAACTGCGATGTATGAGTCAATGCGTCCAAAACGCAAAGAAGATGCCGAGAAACTCAGAGAGTTCATTAAAAGCGGTAAATGGACATGAACTATTATGGAAAATATTGCAGAGGCAATCCGTCGGGATATTTGATGTATTTGTCACTGTCTCAAAACAACGACCCAACCAAATGTGGATTTTTTGTTTGCATTGACAACGATGATCACAATGTTTCAAAAGACTTCTACGAACTTCGAAAAGTAATAAAAATTCTTAATCGAAAGGGTTTGGATGTTAAGGTGTTTATCAATCCTAGATTTGCAGACCAGGCTTCCATGGAAGCCTGGGTTCAAAAACAGTTACCAGGACATGCAATCTTTCTTAAATACCAAGAAGAAATCGAACAATGAATAAACTACCAGTATTCCAACCAACCAGCCAACTAGAACCCGCAATAAAAGAAAGTGTGAGCTATGAGCAGCTTACTCAAGCCTATTCAACCTGGGGTGGTAAGCTGCTTCAACACACAGACGTTTTGCATGGGATTCAGGTGCAAAAAGAGTTTCGGCCCATCACTGTGCAGCTTGCCCCAACAGAAGCTTGTGATTCAAACTGTCCATTCTGTTCTGTGTCTTGGAGATCTGTTGACAAAAAGATTCCATTCTCAGTGATTGAGAAAGGCTTGAGAGAGTTCAGGGCTCTTGGTGCTAAGTCCATTGAACTAACAGGCGGTGGCAATCCATTGATCTACAGAGATGGGACCAAGAACATCAACGACGTGATTGAGTTGGCTCATGACCTTGGTTATGAGATAGGCGTTATCACAAACACTGAGAAGCTGTCTCGGCATATCAAACCAGAGAATGCCGACAAGCTATCTTGGATTCGAATCTCTCTGATCAAGCTGGATGAAGGAAAGAATCCTGAAGACTATGATTTTACTGGGTTTCCCATTGACAAGATGGGGTTCTCCTACATCATCTATGAAGGAACCACTGTTCAGTCCATTGAGAAGATTGCCAAGCTTGTGGAGCTAAACCCTGAGATCAAGTTCGTTAGAATTGCATCCGATTGCTTGACCGAAGAGTCACTAACCATCAAGAATGACTGGGGTGACATTGTGAAAACACTGGATGTTCACCAGAAGTTCTTCATCAAAGAAATCAATGACAGTTTCCATGCCTATGAAGGTGGATGCTGGGTTGGGATGATCAGACCATACTGGGTTTGGAATGGTGTCTACATGTGTACTTCTCATGTGCTGAAACACAGAAACTACCATGACACCTGGAAGTTGTGTGATGGCGACAAGATCAAAGAAACATGGGATGCCATGAATGCTCGCTTCAAAGCAGGTCAGAATCCATATGACATCAAGATCAAAGAGGAGTGCTGGCACTGTTATTACTATAACAACAACCGGCTTCTTGCTGATGTTATCAACGAACTGCCTGACAAAAACTTTGCATAACAATTGTTTAGGAAACAAAGAAAGATGCAACGAAACCAACTTCTGTTGATGATCAGGAAATCAGGTTTAAAAGTTGATTATTCAATCAAACAAGTGATAATACAAATATCAGAAGATATTGACCGAATGATTTTGGATGATTTGATAAAACTGGGGGCTCGTCGTGAGTAAGCCCAGTTTGACGATCAATGCGTTTTTCACTGAGTTTCTTGAGCAGTCAAGTCCAATCTTTATTCCTTATGTGCCTTTGCAAGTAACGCCATCGTTTGTTGTTAACAACCCTTTGCATGGGAAACTAAGAAAAGCAGGATTGAAGATTCGCGTCAAGCATCTTTGAACTAGCGTCTTAGTGCCTTTTCGCAAACAAACCATGGAGGTTGTTATGAGCATAAGCATGACACAGGCTCGAATCTACAGAGCGCAAATGTACAATCAAGGAAAGCTTCTGGCAAAGATCAAAAAATCGGGTTTGAAAGTTGAATCTTTGGCAGAAAGAATGATAAAACAAATATCAAAAGATTTTGATCAGATGGCTTCGGTTAATTTGGTTGGATTTAGTAAACTGGTGCCTCTTTGTAAACAAACGAGTTAGATGATGTCAAACACAGATCCATTAACATACAATGCCGATTACTACAAAACCTCAAACTATGCTGACTACATGGAGCGTTCAGACCGCTACAAAAAGACAGCATATGAGATTTCCAACCTGCTGAAGCAGTTAAGTCTTGCAACCAACGACTCTTGTTTGCTTGATTACGGCTGTGCAATTGGCTTTCTGATGGAGGGCTTCAAGGAAGTTGGACACAAGAACGTCATAGGCTTTGAAGTCTCAGAATGGGCTGCTGGTGAAGCTCTGAACCGTGGCAACGCAGTCACTACCAACCTTGAAAAGCTAGCAGACAGAAACATTGATGTCATGGTTTCTTTGGATGTGTTTGAACACATGACTGACGAAGAAGTTTTTAGTGCCATCGACAACACAAACCCAAGAGCTCTTGTTGTGAGAATCCCAGTTTCAACGGATGGTGGGAAAACTTTTCACCTTGCTGTTTCAAGAGCAGACAAAACCCACATCAACTGTAAAACTTCGGATCAGTGGATTGAGTTCTTTGCTTCTATTGGGTACAGAACCTTCTTGAGACTCAATCTGTTCACTGTCTATGACACACCAGGAGTGCTGTGTTTGTTGATACTATGACAAAAGAAAATACAATGCAGTTTGAAACTGATTTAAAAGAAAGATTCTTTAAAGCGCAACCCGACGGCACTGTGCATGAGATAACAGAAAAAGAGTACAGGGGTGGTTTTAGCAGACTTTATCCTTACGCACACTTTCACGATCCCGGTGCAACTGCCAAGGATGTTCTGATAAAACTGGGAAAAGGCTTGGAAACTGGCTCTGTTTCAATCGAAGAGGCCGTTGGTTTCCTTAACGCTTCGAAGCTTGTGTTTCTTAACACACACACCAACATGCTTTCGCAGTGGTTTTACGAGGAACCAGACTCGTATAGTCGAGCAATTTTCCACAACGCCACTTCTTGTTCTTGTTTGTGTGGACCTCTGAGTGATCCTTGCAATGAACAAGGGCCTGGTTCCAAAGTAAGCTTTTCGTTTAAGAAAGAAGAAACACTGAGATGAAGATTGGATTTATGGGCCTTGGGAAATTGGGTTGATTATTTATTCGCATGAAGTTCACGGCTCCTAAATATGAGAATGTCAAATGGAAACGATTCATCGCACAGATTGTTTTGAAATTCAAGAAGGTCCAGCAGTTTGTCTGATTCATCCTGATGGCACTATTCAGGTGCAACGTCTTTTGATGAAAATAACTCGTGACGAAAATGGCATTATCATAGATGTTGAGAAGAGTGGCATTGTAACTTTGCCAGAACTCTATGTGATTGGAGAACAGATCAACGAAGATGAAACATGGACTGGTCCAGTAATCTATAAGCCACACGATTATACACCATACAAACTTGTTCAAGTAGAGAAAGAAGAAACATCAAGATGAAAATTGGATTCATGGGTTTGGGTAAGTTGGGTTGATTACTTATTTGCATGAAGTTCACAGCACCTAAAGGCAAAAAGCTCTGCGGCATATACCAAATCACTAACTTGATTGATGGTAAATGTTACTACGGCCAATCTTATGATATACGCAGAAGGTTTCGTGACCACTACCAACATCTCATGAAAGGCAATCATGACAACCAGTATCTTCAACATGCTTTCAATAAACATGGCTCTGATGCCTTTGAGATGAGAGTAATTGAACTGCTTCCAACTAACGAACTAAACGTTGCCGAACAACTACTGCTTGATGAACATGTTGGCAAAAAACACTGTTACAACATCATGCGTAGTGTTGACCAAACCTTTCGAGGACAAAAACACTCGCCAGAAGCCCTTGAGAAGATGAGTAAGACATGGTTTGGTAAAGGTGAAAATCATACCAATTTTGGCAAACATCTATCGGGGGATATTCGTCAAAAAATTAGCGAAGCTCATAAAGGTAAAACTCTCTCTGAAGAGACAAAGAAAAAACTTAGTGCGCTTAATTCCGGCGAGAGCCATCCGTTTTATGGCAAATACGGCCCCGCACATCCTGCGTATGGTCACAAGTGGTCAGAGGAAACTCGTGCCAAAATGACCATTCCAATGCAAAAACATCAAACCAAAGTCGTACAATACGATAGAGGTTCCGGCAATATACTGGCTGAGTTTGAAAGCTTGAAAACTGCGGAAAATGCAACAGGCGTTGCGTATCAAGCTATTTCTCGATGTTGTCAAGGGATAAGGCCATCTGCTGGAGGCTTTATCTGGAAATATAAAGGAACAAAATAACATGCGTATCGGAATGATGGGCCTCGGAAAATTGGGTTTGCCTTGTGCTCTTGCTTCTGAGGCTGCTGGACATGATGTTGTTGGGTATGATCTCAACCCTGCTGTTGCTGGTTATATCAGAGACAAGAAGATTCCATATCGTGAGGAAGGCACGCCTGAGTTGCTTGTAAACACCAAGATCAGGGTTGTGTCTGTTGACGAGGTTGTTGCTCACTCAGACTTGATCTTTGTGGCAGTTCAAACGCCGCACAACCCAAGGTTTGAAGGCACAACTCGAATCCCAGAAGAGCGAGTTGACTTTGACTACACCTACCTGATTGATGCTTGCACTCAACTCAATGCTGCAATCGAAGCACAGGGAGTTGACAAACCTGTTGTTGTTATTTCAACCGTTCTTCCAGGCACCATGGATTCAAAGGTTCTTCCTTTGCTTGGGCCTCATTTCAAACTGTGTTACAATCCATTCTTCATTGCGATGGGAACCACGGTTTATGACTTCACACACCCAGAGTTCGTGCTGTTTGGAATGAGTGACGAGAAGACTGCTGATCTGGCTGAGTCTTTCTACAAGACCATTCACAAAGCTCCGTTCTACCGTTGCTCTATCAAGAGTGCTGAGTTGATCAAGGTTGCTTACAACACCTTCATCTCCACGAAGCTTGCTTTCGTGAATAACCTGATGGAAGTCTGTTATCATACTGGTGCTGATGTTGACGAAGTTACCTCGGCACTTAAACTCGCAACTGAAAGACTGATCTCTCCAAAGTACCTCAATGCTGGAATGGGAGATGGTGGTGGGTGCCACCCAAGAGACAACATCGCTCTTTCCTGGCTCTCCAGAAAACTTGGAATGACCTATGACTTCCACGAAGCCATCATGGTTGCAAGAGAGAAGCAGACGGAGTTCCTGGCAAACTTGATTCAAAAACACATTCATGCGATTGATTACGAGAAATCACAATCGCTAGAAGTTGGACATGCATACAAAACTCTTCCAGTCATCATTCTTGGAAAAGCTTTCAAGGAACAAACCAACCTTGAAGTTGGTTCTCCTTCGATACTGTTGAAAAACATCTTGGCTGAACGTGGAATAGAAGCTAAGATGTATGATCCTTGGATTGATCCATGTGATGACAAGACAGTAAATCCTTATGAGGATGCTGCTCCTCACTTGTTCTTCATAGGAACTCATCATGCTGTCTTTGCCGACTACAAGTTCCCCAAGGGCTCAGTTGTGGTTGATCCATGGAGAATGATCAAAGACCAAGATGGAGTCGTTGTCATTCGGGTTGGTGAAGCTACAAAAACACCAGTTTGATTGAGAATGGGGAGATGACTTCTCCCCAAATCATCGCAGTATACAGAGTCCTGTATGGAGAAGACTTCATACAGGAATCCATTCGTTCGATCCTTCCTCACGTTGATCAAGTCGTAGTTGTGAAAGCAGAAAAGCCATGGGGTGACACAGAAGGTGTCACCTACAAAGGCAACTGGGTTTCATGGCCCGATGTGTTTGACGACACCAGAAAAAAGATATCAGAGTTAAACGAACCAAGAGTGAAAGTGGTTGATGACTATTGGCCAACTCCAAAAGGACAACTCACTCACATCGTCAATGACTTGATACTTCCAAGCTTAAAACCACAAGAGATAGTCTTCATAGAACCCGACCATGTTTTCTCCAAGGAACAAGCTTCGAAAGCCTTTGAAGCCTGGAAACAGTTTGGTGGAAACCAAGCAACCACTCGGCAGATAGAGCACTGGAAGAACCCGTTCTGGATGGTGCCTGAGAGGCCCAACAGGACATCGGTTGTCTTTCACCGCATCAATGGTCGTCCCATGGGAGAAACGGGGTTTAACGGGGCTTCAGATGGCATTCACAGGCTTCCTGCTCATGTGAACAACTTCGGTTTCTGCATCTCTGAAAGAAGCATGTACTGGAAGCATCTCACATCTTTGGCTTTCAGCAGGGTCGTTGGGGACAGCCTTCCTAATGAGTCCTGGTATGAAAACAAGTGGCTCTCTTGGAATCCTGTTACGAACAATCGCAACCTTGAGATCTCTCTTGGTTACGAATGGACCATTCCATACGCAATACCATGTTCTCGTGATGTTGTACCTGAAAGTGTTTGTCGGAAGTTTCACTTAGACGATTTGACACTGATCAATCAATCTACAACAAAACAATAATGCCACTAATAAAACAAGTAGAACCAATCACAGTAGCACCAGTTGAGAAAAAGAAGATTCTCTTTCTGTCGGATCACCCTCTGGCTCCGTCTGGTGTTGGCGTTCAAGCAAGAATGTTGATCGAGGGACTTCTCAGGACAGGGAAGTATACCTTCAGATGTCTGGGTGGTGCTATCAAACATCCAGACTACTCCACAACCGTTGTCAACCAAGACTTCATCATCAAGCCTGTTGATGGGTTTGGAACACGAGATCAGGTTAGAAACATTCTCATGACAGAGAAGCCTGATGCCTTGATCATCTTCACAGATCCTCGTCAGTTCATCTGGCTTTGGGAGGTTGAAGATGAGATTCATCAACTGTGTCCAATTGCTTACTGGCACGTTTGGGATAACGATCCATATCCAGAGTTTAACAAGATCTGGTATGAGTCAACAGACTTGTTAAACTGTTTGTCCTACAAGACATATGAGATGGTCAAAGATCACTTCCCAGAGAAGACGAACTACATACCTCACAGTTTTCCAAAGGGCCTATACTTTGCTGCACCTGAAGATCAAGTGAAAGTAGCAAGAAAACAAAACTTCGGTGACAAGGCCGATTGGTTTATTGCTCTCTGGGTTAACAGGAATGCCACAAGAAAGATGCCAGGAGATGTTCTTGAGGGCTGGAAGTTGTTTCTTGATAAACTTGAAAAAGAAACAGGTCACAGAAAAGCTTGTTTGGTTATGCACACTGATCCAATGGATCAAGAAGGGCCAAATCTTTTTGCTGTCCAAGAGTTTCTCGGACTTCAAGAAAACGTCATATTTTCCACTCAGAAGCTTGATTTCAAACAGATGAACGTTTTGCACAACGTGGTTGATGTTTGCATCAACCTATCCAAAGCTGAGGGCTTTGGACTTTCGACCTTGATTTCCATGCAGTGTGGCAAGCCCATCCTTGCGTTGAAAACAGGTGGGTTGACAAGACAGGTTGTTGACTATCGTTCAGGTGAAGAGATGGGTGTTGGAATTGATCCTGTTACCAGAAAGATGGTTGGCAGTCAGATGGTTCCTTACATCTATGAAGACTATGCTTCGCAAGAAGATGTAGCCAATGGCTTGATCAAACTATATCATCAAACCGATGAAGAGAAGTCGGCGTTGAAGGAGAAGATCCTCAACTATGTTGATTCGGAGTTCAACTACGACAAGATGATTGAAGATTGGGACAGAACTTTGATGTCAACAATCTTAAAGTGGGAATCTGAGAAAAGCACAAGAAAACAATGGACTCTTGTTCCTTTGGATAGAGTCGCACCAGTAGAGAGTGTTAAACCACCCACACCAGTTGCAAGTCCATTTAAGAAAATTCACCCAAACGTTCTTAAGCGTCTAGGGGCACAAGGATAATACATGAAAACAGTTCTTTTAAGAGCACCAGTTCTTACTTTGTCTGGTTATGGTGTTCATGCACGACAAGTTGCAAGGTGGCTTTTTGATCTTGAAGAATCTCTGGGGCTTGACATCACTGTTGAGCCTTTGAACTGGGGAGTCACAGGATGGCTTACTGATGTGGATGCAGAGGATGGTCTTGTTGGGAGGATCTTGCAAGCCTCTGACAACACCAAGCCTTTCTATGATGTGACCATCCAACTTCAGCTTCCAAACGAATGGAATCCAATGCTTGGAGCATTCAACATCGGGATTACAGCAGGCGTGGAGACAGACTCTTGCAATCCTGCGTGGGTTGATGCAGTAAACCAGATGAACTTGGTTGTTGTGCCATCAGAGTTCACAAGGAAGTCATTCCTGAACAGCGGAAATGTCACAACCGAGATAGCTGTTGTTCCAGAGTCATTCATTGATGAGGTTCTAGACCAGGACAACTGTTCAATTGACTTGGATCTTACAACCAGTTTCAACTTCCTTGTGTTTGGTCAGCTAACAGGTTCCAATCCAGAAAACGACAGAAAGAACCTTGCTTATACCCTCAAGTGGTTTGCAGAAGCTTTCGCAGATAAGCCAAACGTTGGCGTGATTGTAAAAAGCAACCTTGCCAGAAACACCAAGATTGATTTGCTGGCCTGCACAAACATGTTTACCAATCTTGTCTCTCAGATCAAAACAGGTCCAGGGCCTCGATTCTATCTTCTGCACGGAAACATGCAGAACAAAGAAGTTGTTGGGCTGTATAAGCACCCTACGATCAAGGCGCTTGTGTCGTTGACTCACGGTGAAGGTTATGGCCTTCCAATCCTTGAAGCAGCCGCATGTGGCTTGCCAGTGATAGCTCCTGAGTGGTCTGGTTATTTGGATTTCATGAAGCATGGAAAGTTCATCAAGATTGATCACAAACTTTCTCCTATTCATGAGTCAAGAGTGGACAACCAGATCTTTATGCCAGGAGTGAAGTGGGCATATCCTGTTGAACAGGACGCTAAAAAGAAACTTGTCAAGTTCTATGAGTCACCAGTGATTCCAAAACAGTGGGCCACAGAACTAAAAACCAAACTTTTGAAGCTCTGCAACTTCGAAGCAGTTGCCAACCACTACTCCAGGCTTTTGGGTCCATGTTTGAAAGACGACTGATATGTGGGTGATTCTTACTCTGATGTTTTTGTTTTTGTTGGCTTGGGCTGTTCTAGCTACTTTCTTCCTATGGAAGTTTGCCAGGATCATCTTGATCTTGGAGAATGACTTCTCGGATGCAACTGAGACTCTTCAGAATGCAGAGCAGACGTTGAATGCTTGTTTGGAGTTGCCAATGTTTTTTGATTCGCCACAAGTTCAAAGAGCCACGATGGAAGCTTTGGATGAAATCAGAACTTCAAAGATTGCAATAGCTGGTTTGATCAGAAAGTTCACGCAACGCAGCAAACAAAAGTACATTGAAGTAGTCGAAGTAGAAAAGGAAGAATAGTGATGACCGTTAAAAAGAAAATATCACGAAAGAAGCCTGGAGAGAAGACCTTCAGGAACTACTTTGACGATGATACACAAGACGCAATTGTTCGTTACCAACAAGCTGTCATCACACAACCTGATGGCACGACTGTGCCAAACTATGAGGAACGCAACAAGATCTATGTTCTTGAGATATTGCCTGCGTTCTCAACTCTGATCGAAAACCTGATCAACGTCTATGGTTATCACGTTCTGTATGAAAGCCGTGAAGACTTGAAAAATGAATGTCTTGAGTTCTTGTATGGCGTGATCAACAAGTTTAAAGCAGAACGAGGCTCCAAGGCATTTTCTTATTTCAACGTTGTTGGTAAAAACTGGCTGACCATCAAGAGCAAGCAGAATGCTAAGATTGTACAGAACTACGTCTCGCTTGACAACCGTGAAGCTCTGTCAAAACACGATCTTGATCTGATCGAAGATCATAACTTTTTTCCATCTGCGGAAGATCTTCTGACCAAAGAAGACATCAGCAAGAATCTCAAGAACTTGGTGGAAAACCTGCGAGGCAAGATAAAAACAGAGAACGAGAAGATCTGTTTGGATGCTATTGAGGTCTTGATCGAAAACATTGACGACATTGACGAAATTGGCTTGATCTCTAAAAGAGCAGTGATGCTCTATATCAGAGAAATAACCGGCTTGTCTAGCAAGCAGCTTTCCATTGTTCTTTCATCCTTGAAAAAACAATATAGAGTAATTAAACAGGAGAGTGTGGGATAAATCATGAGTGGGTCATATTTCGATGAACAAGAAGCAAAGTTGCAACAGCAACCAGAAGATGGGTTTGAACCGATCTCAGTAAAAGAACTGGAGAGACAAACTCAGGTTCAGTTGAAGGTTTTCGGAGATCTGCTGAACTCTTTGGACAAAAGCCTTGATAAAAAAAAGCAACTCTGGAAGCAGATCTACGAGAATGCTATCACAGACCGCAAGAATGCTTACTTGGTGTTTGCAGACCTCTATGTTGGAGTTCACTCCAAACCTGCCGAACATGCCATTCATGGCCCAACTCTTGCAAAGTACATGGAGAGGATGAGCAAGTCAACAGATCAACTCTTGAAGCTAGCTGAACTGGTTGCAGCAGCCGAAGACAAGGTGCCTCAAGAGATGGATGAAAGATTGTCGGACGAAGACGTTTACTCATCAATTCAGCTTAAAAAACAACATTGATAAGTTTGATACTTATCAATCCCACAATGAAACTCCTGCTTAGAGAACTCAGACATCTCATCCAAGAAAAGATCAGACCCTTTGTTGTTTGGCACTCTGAGCAGATTCAAGTGATCAAACAAGAGAGGGTTTTGTCATGAGCAACAGAGGATACAACATCGGAAGACAGCTAGCTGGTGGTTCTGGTCAGAACAACACCACACAGCAGCAAAGAGACTTTCTCATGGGTGGGTCTGCTCCTGGTTTGCAGAGAGCGGTTGTTGTGGATGTTATCTATGACCCAAACTCTTTGTCAAACGCAGAGATGAACGCACTGGAAAACCGTGTGTCCAATCCAGAGATGATTGAGGGTATGCCGGTCAACTCAATCATCGCAAGAGTTGTGACAAACAGCCAGGATCTTGGGCATCCAAGTTTTCATGTTTTCTACCCTTTGTTTTCCACACACTTCCAACTCCCAGTAAAACCAGGGGAGCAGGTTTTCATCCTATATGAAGACTACTCAGGTACAGGGAACTCTTTTGGTTATTGGCTGACAAGACCAATAGCCGCAAGACAGATTGAAGATTCCAACTACACACACGCAGACAGGTTGTTTGATCCAGTCAATCACCCAAGAAACATGACACCAGCCATGTTGAGTTCATTGACAGCTTCAGCACCTACCTTTCCCAACGGTGCTGGTACACCTGAGTCTTTTTCTCTGTCGCCAGAAGGACGAACAAATCCATATGACCAGATTGTTTCAACCGCTTCAGCTTCCTTGATCGTAACACCGGAACCTGTACCACGGTTTAAAAAACGACCTGGGGATCTGTTGTTCCAGGGATCTAACAACTCCTTTATCTTGCTGGGCCAAGACAGGTCTGGTCCTGCTTTGAGAGTCACAGGTTCTCAGGGCACTGACATCATCGAGAAGGCTGGTGTGATTGACATGGTGACAGGGCTTGGTGCTCCTAGAAGAATGCCAATAGATGAACGCTCAGACCCATCTGAAGCCAACCACAACCCAACTTCTCCAAGAGTCATAGAAAACACACGAGGCAAGAAAGAAGTCTACAAAACCCCATATAGAAGCCAGAAAACCGATAACTTGCGAGAGGGCGACCCTGATTTCGTCCGAGATCTTTCAAGGCTGTATCTTGCAATGAAAACCAAAGGCGATCTAAACTTCAAAGTCCAACTTGGTGGTCAAAACGGAATATATCCTTCAAGCGGAACAAAGCTTGTTCAAACAATCGCTGACTTGCCAACAGATGAACAGAATGGTCAGCCATTTGCTGTTTTGAAATCTGAGCAGGTGCGACTGATTGCAAAAGGAAGAGATCCAGACAACGGACCAGGGGAATCAGGTGAGATTCGACTGATCAAAGAAGGAACTGAGTCGGACAAGGATCTTTCGTTGTTTGTGATGAGCAAAGAAGGAAGGATTCTTTTTGTGGGAAGGGACGTTCAGCTTCAAACACACGAAGAAGGCAAGGTTCTTCTTCGTTGCAAGAGTGGGAATGCTGAGGATTCTGATCCTATCGTGTTGTTCTCAAAGTTCAAAGATTTTGCAGAAGACGTGTATGCAAAACTTGCTTTGCTTAAAGACACAGTGGCAAACCAACTTGCACAGGTGGCAACCCAGGGAATTCTAAACACCGAGAGCCTTGCTCCGTTTTCACCAATACCAGGCTTGGTTGGAGCCAAAGCAGCACTTCTCAATGCCCAGACAAGAATACAACAAACCGATGTGGACTTCAGACCAAAGATAGACCCTTGCAGAAGTCGCTGGGTGTTTGTTAACAAAGAAGGTCAGTGATGTCAGAAAACAACGGAATAACCAAACAAGCCCTTGAAGATGCTTTGAGTGTTGCTGAACTTAGGATTGTGCAGTTCCAACCTCCTGCAACCAGGATTGATCAAAACACCAGGAACAGTCTGCCAACAGCAGCAATCAACATACCTGAAGCTCAACAGCAGATGGCTGAGAAAGCCGCAAAAGAAAGAGCTGATGCTTTGTTTGATGTTTTGGTGCAGTTGATATCTCAAGTTGCGAACGATGAAGTGTCAAGACAGCAGATCGTTCAAAGACTGAGCAACCTTGATCAGCGAGTTTCTGCTTTGGAGGCAAGAACTCCTACAACTGGGACCGTTTAAGGTTTGACAGGGTTTCTACTTACCAAGTACGACGATCAATGGCACTACAGAGTTTCAAAAATGTTGGAATCAGAGAGTTTCAACCTCAGAACGTCCTTTCCACTCCTCAGAGTATAACTCCGATTGGCATTAAAACGCCTGCAACACTAGGGGATAACGGCGATGGCATCCTGGCGATGTACACGAACATTCAAGATGTTGTGCATGACAACTTGAAGAATCTCCTTCTTACCAACCATGGTGAAAGACTTGTTCACTATGACCTTGGTGCCAACCTTAGACCGCTGGTTGCTGACTTCTCATCCAAAGATGACTTTGATGGTGAAGCGATGATTCGTATCAACACAGCAGTTGCAAAGTGGATGCCATTTATCAACCTGGTTGGTTTTGACTCAAGACCTGAATTCATTGACAACCGTTTTGTCGGAAAAATAGTTACTCTTTTGGTTTACAGCGTTCCTCAACTTGGAATCAATGAGCGAGCCCTGGAAGTCCTGTTGTTTGTTATTTAAGGTGTGTTATGCCAGTAGACAGCCGAAACCAGTTGCTAAAAACAGTTAAGCAGAGAAAGTATCTGAACAAGGACTTTGATTCCTTTCGCTCGGATCTTTATGAGTATGCCAGGATTCACTTTCCTGACAGGATCAAGGACTTCTCAGAGACTTCTCTTGGCGGATTGTTTCTGGAGCTTGCTGCTTATGTTGGGGATGTTCAGTCATTCTACCTTGACTTCCAGTTTCACGAACTCAACCCTGAAACCGCAGTTGAAGCAAGAAACATCCAAGCACACATCGCAGCAGCAGGAGTGGAAATCGTTGGTTCTTCACCAGCGGTTGTGGATGTTGTTTTCTCCATTGAAGTTCCAGCAGACACAACGGTTAACCCACCTGTGCCTCTGGTAAGTGCAATGCCAATCGTTTATGCTGGTTCTCGTGTGCAAGCACAGAATGGAATCCAGTTTGAACTAACAAACGACATTGACTTTGCGGATCTTGACAACACTGGTGCTTTAAAAGCTTCTGTTAGGATTGCTAGTCGCAACAGCAACAATGAAGTTGTTAGTTTCATCTTGGAGAGAACCGAAACATGCATCTCTGGGTTTCGATCCTCTGAGTCCTTCACGCTTAGTGGTTTTGAGGCATTCAAAAAAATCACACTTGCTCAAGAGAACATAACTCAGATTGTTTCTGTTCGTGATGCTCTTGGCAACACCTACTATGAAGTTGGATATCTTGCACAAGACACCATTTACAAAGCTCTGATCAACAGCAATGAAGATGGAGAGTTTGTCCAAGACAACCTACAGATCGTTCCTTGCCCTTATCGCTTTATCAGAAATATGGCCATTGACACAAGACTGACAACACTGACGTTTGGAGGTGGGAATGCGGACAGCCTTGACAATGACATCATTCCAGATCCTTCGCAGTTTGCACTTCCTCTGTATGGCAAACAGACTTTTCCTAGATTCACTCTCAACCCAACCAGTTTGTTGCAAACAACAAGCCTTGGTGTTGTGGGTTCAAACACAACACTAACAGTGGACTATCGTTATGGTGGTGGCTTGAGTCACAACATCGGTGTTGGTGCCATCAGCAACGTGATCAATCTTGTGATAGGTTACCCACGATCACCCAACGCAACAATCGCAGCAGAGGTTAGACAGTCGCTTTCTGTTCGGAATGACAGAGAAGCTTCTGGAGGAGAAGATGCTCCAAATCTTGATGAACTGAAGTTGCGTGTTGGTGGAGCTCAGGCTGCACAGTCAAGAATTGTAACAAAGGAAGACCTTCTTGCTCGTGTTTATACGATGCCTGCAAACTTTGGAAGAGTGTTCAGAGCTTCGATCAGATCGAACCCAAACAACCCTCTTTCAAGTCTTCTGTACATCATCTCCAGAAACAGTTCTGGCTCTCTGATCATTTCACCAGACTCACTGAAGAAGAACCTTGCCAAGTATCTTAACTCCTACAGGATGATATCGGATGCGATTGACGTTCTTGACGCTCAGGTGATCAACTTGCAGGTTGAGTTTGTGATCACTGTTGATCCAAACTACAACAGAGCCATTGTTCTAAACAACGTGTTGTCACGACTGAAGCAGTATTTCAACATCAAGTTTTTTGAGATTGATCAGCCCATCGTTCTGGATGACATCAGGAACATCATCTACAACAACAACGGAGTTCTAACACTGCAATCACTCAATGTTAGAAACGCAACCGGATCAATTGGCACAAGAGTGTACAGTGATGTTCAGTTTGATCCGGCATCTAACACCAACAGAGGTTTGATCATTGGACCTCCTGGTTCTATTTTTGAGATCAGATACAAAGACAATGATTTGATCGGAAGTGTGGTGTGATATGTACAGAGTTCTCAACGTTCTAAAAGACAGCTACATCACAAACAAACTCATTGCTGGTTCTGGTTCAATCTCTTCCAATGTTGGACAAGCAGGCACTCTTGATCTGTTCAAGATCTGGTCACAAACAACTTCTGGCAGCACACCAACCATTGAGAAATCAAGAGTTCTGGTTAAACCAGACATTGCAACGATCCAAGCACTCACAGCATCAGCCCTTGACATATCAGACCCATCCTTCAGGTGCTATCTCTCACTCAAAGATGTCTATGGAGGTCAAACAACACCATCAAACTTCACACTGTCTTTGCTTCCACTGTCAAAGTCATGGGATGAAGGTCGTGGAAGCGATGTGGTGGCTTTTAGAGACTTGGATGCAGTCAACTGGGTCACCGCATCGGTCAGCAACGGATCGGCCTCTGCGTGGGCTGTTACGGGTGCTGGCGGGGCAGGTTCAGACTACATTACTGGATACGAAGTCAACCAAACGTTCCAACGTGGCGATGAAGACTTGTTGATGGATGTAACAACCATGGTGAGCGCAACCATTGCTGGTTTGTTGCCGGATTGTGGTTGGAGGCTTTCTTACACTGGGTCTTTGGAAGACGACAACTACAGTTATTTTGTTAAGAGATTTGGCAGCAGGCACACATCCAATCAAAGCCTACATCCCAAGCTACTGGTTTTGTTTTCTGACTACATCCAAGACGATGGCAACCAAGCGGTGTTTGGAAGTTCAAACACGATCAGAGTCTATAACTCTGTAAGAGGGCAATATGCCAACTTTGTTTCTGGAAGCTCTCAAGTCACAGGGTCAAACTCTCTTAAACTTCTGTTGGTTTCTTCAAAGAGCGTGAACATAACAACTTCATCGTGGCAACAGAACTTCTCTGCATCTGTGACTTATACAACTCAGAGCTTCTCTTATTTCTCAGAGAGTTTCTCTGCTTCTCTCTCCTCTACTGGTTATGTTCCACTTAACGGATATTACCATGCCACAGTGAACATGAACCCTCAAGCAACAGCCAGCTTGGCTTCGTTCCTTGGTTCAGACAAGACTGCTGTTTTCCAGAGCTACTGGACGAGTCTTGACGGAACAGTGCTTTACAGTTCTGGGGCTTGGCTTACCTTCAAACTACCAGAGATCTCTGAAGCAGTTGGAGCAGAGCGCAACTTTGTTTTGAACGTTACCAACCTGAAAACACAATATCCTCAAGGACAACAGGTTCGTTTCAAGGTTTTTGTGCAGGACAGGAACACAGAGTTGCCAGCGTTCCATCTTCCAACTCCATCAAAGTCCCTGATCTTGAACAACATCTGTTGGAGGTTGATCAACGCTTACTCCAAGAAAGTTGTCATACCTTTTGATTCCACTTACACACGCCTTTCCTCGGATGGCGTCAGCATGTACTTTGACATCCACATGTCTGATCTTGATTCGCAAGTGGTTTACGAACTTGAATTCCAAATCAATGAACACAACAGAAACTACTTCATCGCAAATGAAGGTTTCAAGTTTAAAGTGGTGCCATAATGCCTGATGCAAAGAACCTACGTCAGAACCGTCCGTTGTTGTTCTCTCCATCGGTTGTTAGACAGATCCAGCAGAACGACATGGCTGGAACTGGATTTCAACGTGTTGATTTTGAGTCGCTTTCCTCATCGTCAATGGACAACACAGGCTCATTCAGATACAACCTGATGGGTGATGGCTTGAAGTCAACTCAGCAGTTGAACATTGACTGGTCGGTTTTCGAAAACCACACGTTTTTCAACAGTGCCCACGTTAAAACGAACGTGGCCTTCAGGAAGATCTTTGATCAGTTTCCATTTGATGGAACAAAAGCTGAGTTTGAAGTGTTTCTTGATGGACTCTCTGGATTTGAGAAGTATGTCTATGACCAGTTCCCTAAAAACAAAGGTTACTTGTTTCTTTCAGGAACAACCACTGGTGAGGTTGGTCTGAGTGGTACGTTTGTAACAGCGAAAGATGTTGCTGGTGTAGCTTATCCAGGTGTGTCTAGGAATCTCACAGGTCAATCCATACTGAATCCACAGTTGAGTCCGATGACGGTTGAGTTTCAACTCTACAGTCCACCGCTCTCCAATGGCAACTCTTATGTGATGAACAAAACCAGCTATACTGCTGTTAGTGGAACACATGGTTTTGCAGTGTTGCAGCAAAGTGGATCAGCTGGCACAGGGTCATTAGACTTTGCTTGCTTCTCAGGAAGTTATGTGATCAGTGCCTCGGTCCCTTATTCAAAAGGAACCTGGAACCACTTCGCCTTTGTTTGGGATCGGTCTGCTGGGGTTCAAAAGATCAATGCTTACTTGAACGGAGCATTTGTTGCAAGTTCAAGTCGCGTTGAACTTGGAGCGATGAACATGGACAGTGCCGACTTCCTTGTTGGTTCTGGTTCAGCAATTCCATTGTTTACTCCGTCAACCACCTTGAGTGGAGCTATTGATGAGATTAGAATCTGGCACACAGCAAGAACGCAGCAAGAACGCGATGAACATCAAAAAAAGTCTGTGTTTGCACAGTCTGGTTTGAAACTGTATTACAAGTTCAACGAGGCGTCAGGTTCACAAACACCTATTGTTCTTGATCACTCCAGCAACTCTCTTCACGGCACCATCTCAACCTGGGCACAAACCAGGAACATCAGAAATGTTGCAACCGGCTCTGTTGCTGGTGAAAGTCCAATGACCTATGAACTCCTGGCAAGCAACCCTGTTCTGTTTCCACTTCACCCAGACGTGGAAGATTTGAACAACAGTCTTCTTGCTGATGCCGAAGAGTTTGATCAGGTTAACCCAAACAGAATAGACAGGTTGATTCCAAAGCACTACCTGCTTCAAGGACAGGAGCAAGACGGCCTCTCAACCGAAGAAGGCACAATCATTGACGCTCTGGTTTCCAATGGCTCCACTCCTGATACTGCCAAGCTTGGAAACACTCAGGTTATTCTGATGCTTCTTTACACCTGGGCCAAGTTCTTTGACGAGATGAAGCTCTACACTCAAGCGTTTGGAGACATGATCCACCTTGACTATGATTCAACTGACACAATCCCAGATGCTTTTCTGCATCTGTTTGCTCAGAGATTCGGAATAACACTTCCACCTTTGTTCACTGGTGCAAACATTGCACAGTTCATCAACGCAGAGAATCTTGATCGTGAGACTAGTACGAGTTCTTACTCTTTGCAGTATGTTCAAAACCAGATCTGGCGAAGAATATTGCTGAACATTCAGGACATTCTGAAATCAAAGGGAACAATTCACTCTGTCAAGACCTTTATCAGATCAGTTGGTATTGAACCTGACAACAACTTTAGAATCAGAGAGTTTGGTGGCCCAACAGCAAAGGCGCTTGCAAACGTTCGTGAAAACAGGAGTGAAATTAGTTCCCTGATCAGTTTTGCACAAGGTGGACGAATTCAGTCTTCCTACCTTTCTGGTTCAAGACTGCAAACAGAAACGGGATTCCCTTATTTTCCACCTGGCACGGTGTTTTTAAACGGTGTAGACACAAACCCAAATGATGGTTTGTTTACAAGTGGTTCATGGACGTTTGAAGGTGCATATCGTTTCCCATCAGGAAGTAACCTGAGCAGTTTGACTCAGAGTTTGCTTCGCATTGAAACAACTGGTTCTTTGGGTGGGTTTGTGGTTGGCAACCTTCTTGCAACCCAAAATGGAGCGGTTGAGTTTGCATTCTGTCCAAACTCTTTGACAGCAAACACGTTGACTCTAACAGTGCCAGTGGACTTGTTTGACGGAGATGTGTGGAGCGTCTGCATTGGAAGACAGAGAGCAGACGAGATATTCTCTAATGTGTCTTCTTCTTACTTCTTGCGTGCTGCTAAACAGAACTTTGGCGAGATCACAGAGATCAAGACAACTTCATCTTTTGTTGATGAACAACAGGGTGGCACAGGAGTTGTTGTTTGGTCTTCTCTGTCATCTTCCTTCAATGCTTCTGGTAGTTTTCTTGCTATAGGAGCTAGCACGATCAGCACAGGACCACACTTCCTGAATTCATCTTCTTATGATGGGTTCTATCGTTCATCTGCCTTTGAAGGGCGAGCAGGTCATTTCAGGTTTTGGTCCAAGGCTCTTTCGGAATCAGAGTGGACAGAGCATGTTAAGAACTTCAAGTCTCTTGGTGTTGCAAACCCTCTGACAAACTTCAACTTTGTTACAAACCGAACAGGTTCTTTTGAACGCCTGAGAATGGATGCAACCTCGGATCAAACCGATGTGTCTTCAAGTGCTTCAGGATATCTGGAGATCAAAGATTTCTCACAGAACAACAAGCACTGGTCTGGTAGTTTTGCAGCAACAAGCTCCATCATAGTTCCTCAGTTGTTTCAGTACAGTTTGCTGTCACCCAAGTTTGATGTTGGGTCAACAACTGACAAGGTGCGTGTCAGAAGCTTCCAGAGCTTCGAGAACACCCTGAGTTCTTCCTATGCACAGATAGCCCCAGTCTATGCCTTGGAGCCTTCAGAGAGGCCGCTAGACAACACAAGGTTCACGATTGACTTTTCAATCGTGGATGCGCTTGACCAAGACATCATCAACATATTCTCCAGTTTGGATCTGCTTGACAACGTGATTGGAAATCCAGAGTTGATGTTCTCACCAGACTATCCAGACTTGGAGAACCTGAGAAACATCTACTTCAACCGCCTAACAGACATGGTGAACCTGAAGGGGTTCTTTGAGTTCTACAAGTGGTTTGACACCAACCTTGGGCAATTCATTGCACAGTTGGTTCCAAAGAAGACAAAGTTTCTTGGAACAAACTTTGTGATTGAATCTCACATGCTGGAACGTCCAAAGATGGAATATTTCTTTTCCGATATCTATCTTGGAGATAGCACAAGACATGCACTGAAAGACACCATCCTGTTTCAGCAGTTTGTTGCGTCAATATCCAGGTTTTAAAGGGCAAAGGAAAGAACAACATGGTTTATGCTCCTTATGATGATACCCAAACCCAGGTCAGAGCCCCACAGCCAACAGAAAACGGTTACAACACTTCTGGGTGGGACTTGTACCGTCAAGGGGTCGAGATAACCACAGACAAGATGAGATTTCTTGGCTCTCAGCCAAAGATCTGGTCTGGTGAGATAAGCGGTTATACCAGCGTTGTTACATATGGACAGAACCCAGGAGCTATTGATGGCAATGCGCTTGGTTTGAATTCCAAGTTTGAAGACATGCCAAAGTTCAGTCCAGTTGCCTTTATTGAGCTAGGCACCGCATACCCACTTCCCATTGTCTTTAATGATGGTCCATCTGAAGAGAATGAAGCCACGATAGAGCCTTTGACGATTCCATTCAAGAAACCCACAAACGAAGGACCATATTATGCTCATGCGGTTAGAGGTTCTTTTGAAGATGGCAACACCGAAGGGCATGTGATTAAGTCTTCCAATCCTGTTGAGCAGTTCATTGACCTAAGACCTTTTATAGATTCAAGGTTTTTTCTTGATGAAGGTGCTGACTACTTTGGCAACATGCCACGAGAACCATTTGTGGCAGATGTAGGGTATGCTGCTGTTCCTTACGACGATACCAGAACTTTCTCCATAGATAAAAAACTAACAACAACAAGTTCAACGATCAAACAGATTGCTTCAGATGGTTCGGAAACTGGCGAAGTTGGACTGTTGCCATATGGCAAAAAATCAGCCTGTGCGGGCTTCAGTTCTTATGGTTTGAATGCTGGTCAATATGGAACTGATTCTGTCGCTTTCATGGGCTGGGGGCTGGGAAGTTAAACAATATGCCTAGAGTGCTGAAAAAAACAAGAATCAAGTGGTTGCCTCCTAAGATACAGCTTCGCAACACCGAAGCACTTACGGGCTCGTTTCCAACACATGTCAGGATTTCTTCTGACAACAGAACGGGCAACTATGCAACTCGGTTTGATGACACAACCACGGTTGTTTTCAACTCGGTGACTTCTGGTTCTGATGGGTTGGTTATGCCAACCGGCTTGCCAGCTTCAAACAAGGCTTTGTTTCGCTACGATCAAACAGGTTCGTTTGTCAGGAATGAAGAGTTGTCATCCAGCATCAATGTGTCTGGTGTTGTCAGAAAAGGCATTGGAGATGGTTTTCTAACATTTGGCTCTGGTCAGGAAATCCAACCTTTCAGAGATGATGCCAATCCAGCCGTTGATGGTCTTTCACAAGGCAATTCGTTCTATGCAACAGGTAGCAAACTGAGTGACGTAGGAGAAGGTTTTGATTGATCTGACACCATCGTCTTCCAATTCGTTTTTCATCAAGAACTATTCAAGTGCAAGCAACAACTTTCCAATGGCTTACTGGAACAAGTCTAGAAAACTATGGGAAGGCATCGGTAACGGAAACGAGTTTGGACTTTACACTGTTGGAAGTCAGTCGGATTTTGAAGCCCTGTGTGAAGATCAGTGCATTGGATTCGGCAATGGTTTGAACCAAGGCGGCAGCAGCATTGTGGATTATTCTGCTGGTGCCAAGGTCAGCAACTTTGGTTTCCCTTATCATGTGAAGTACCACGCTACGTCATCCAATGAGATTGACATGTCTTCTTACATCTCTTCTCCTTTCCTTCTAGAAAAGATAGTTCTGGAATGGAGTGGGTCCATTGTGTTCAACAACACCCTGTTTGGTAGTGTCACATCATATACGGTTTGCACGTTCTTTATTCTTAATCAGAGAAAGCCTTTCGGATTTAACAGTGACAACGTTCAGGAGTTTGTTTACAGAACTGCTGATCAGCGAACACACTATCTTGTGACAGGAGCTCAGATCCCGTCAAGCTACAATGGCGGCGAAAACCGCAACACAGTAAGAGAGCTTGTTACCTATGCGCAGGTTGTTGGATTTGGCGAACTAACAGATGATACCCAGATCGCAAGAGCAAGTCGTGAACTCAACCTGTTCCATGGAAACACGGTCATGACAGGTGCCAATGGTGCATGGTCAGGACGTTTTGCCATGTCCGGTACTGTGAAGAATGATTTGCCTAATGATGGCATTAGCTCCATCCAGATAGGGGATGATGACGCAGGAGCATCAGCATTGATGCTGATAAATAAAAACAGCACAAGATCCGGGTTGTTTACTCCTGGGGGTCGTGACTTTCTGGGTGCCCTTGAAAAAGGAAGTGTTCTGGAAGTAAACAGCGTACTGGAAGGGCCACCTGGGTCTGGAGATCCAGTGGGGTATGCAACTATTTTGGATCGGTATTCAAAACCAAACCCTTATCTGCTGCATCCAACTGATAAACTTGTTTTCGGTTGGCAGTTGCCGGTTGCCAACCGAATCAACTCTTCTTTTGGATATCCTCAATACGACGGAAGAGGAACTGAGTTGACCTTTGCGCCTGTGCCTTCAAAGATTACTTTCTACGGATCAATGGTTGCTGAGTCAAAAGAGTTTCACGACACACTGAATCAGTTGTTGTCTTCTGTATCTATCCATGAAGTTATTGGTTGAACAATGTCACACAGAACTACTGACCAGTTTGAAACAGAGCCTAATAGTTTTTACAGTGGCAGCTACACTGATGGAATCTATCAGGGATCACTATGGGATTCTCGTGGTAGGATAAGAGTTGCATCAAAGAGCAGCGGATCAGTTGAGTTGATGTATGCAAGATATTATTCTGACTATGTTGACCACAGCGGTTCAAACAGAACCAGGAGTCTTGGAGTTGACACGAGATTTCGTTCTTTTATTTCAACAAATGAGCTCTATCAAGATACGATCCTTCCTGACATCCATGAAGCGTTTCTGGTCAACCAAGGCATTCCAACTCTTTCAATAACTGAAGCTGGCATATACCCTGTTATCCTTGAAAGAGGTGGTTCTGGCAACCCTGTTGGTAAGCTGGTGTTTGCAACTTACGGAACAACCGCTTCTTATCCAAACGGATCAAACGTGTCTGATTCAACTTGGTTCTCTTCTTATCCGTTTCAAGGTCGTTACAGGAACGTTCGTAGAAACGTCCCAGCATCCGTGTCTAAGTTCAACGTTGCGTTTCCAGCTTCGGAATCACAAGTTTCATACGGAAATGTCGCAAAATACGGAGTTAATGAGCAAACAGACAAGGTGGGTGTTCTTGCAACGGTTTCAGTCTTGCTTCCGAGAATCAGTTTATTCTATCCACCAGCAACTGGGATAACTCAGACAGAGCCGTTGCGCTACACGATGCTTGACGTTACTGGATCGGTTTCGGCTGTGAATGGCACGTTTCTAGGGAATGGTTCTGCTTTGTTCCCACCACCATCTTCAGGAATCTATGGAGTTGGGTTTGGCACAGTAAGACCGCAAGAAAAGCAGTTGATCAAACTTGTCTATGGGTTTGGTGACTTCTTCAATGGTGTGGCCATGATGGAAACTGCTGTTACATCCAGCAAACTACAGACTACTGTTGGTGTTTGCAACAACTTCTATGCACCATCTGCTGAGATCCGTGGATGGCGTTATGGCGTTGTCAGTGGTTTTCCTTTTTATACCACCTGCATTTTCAGAAGCAGTCGCTATGGGCAGTTCAGGGACATGCTTGAACAGAGAAAAACCACCAAGTTCTTTGATCCACAAGGTTTGACCATGGACGGAAAGAACAATGCCAAAAAAGGAGCAACCAGTGCAGTTGTTCAAGTGGCATTCGTGAGTGGTTCTGACGCCTTCGTAACATCCAGCAACCCATCAGTTTTAAACCTGACTGATTCGGGAATCTATGACTTTGAATGCAAGGCCGGTCGTCCTTGGTATGATGTTTGATAGGCCAAAATGAGTTTTTCAACTCAGGCTACTTAGCATCATGGGCTTTTTAGATTCACGAACTAGAATTCTTGACACAATCATCACGTTGCAAGGAAGAGGGCAGATAGCTTCTGGCAAACTAAAGGCTGAGTTCTACAGCTTTACGGATCTTGGGGCATTTTACACACAAGACACCTCAGTAAGCGCAGCTTTGGATGGCACTCGCAGGCCATGTCTGGAAGCGTCAAGTCTTCCTCAAGACATGATAACCTTTGAATCTGATGATTCTGGAAAACTGGTGAACTTTCAAGGTTCCAACATTCTTGTTCGGAATGGTCAGATACTTGAGATTAGTTCTGCCTTGGAGAGTTCAGGTTCAACAAGAACCTACTCCCCTGTTCAAAGCAACGTGTTTGCAAGCATGGCAGATCAGTTGCTCAGTAGTTCCATGGATTCATATTCCAACAACTACATCATTGGAAGTCCTGATGTGTTTGAAGAAAACATCAGTTCTTTTGTGGTTGGCAACAACAACATCAACTTTACAGTAAGTGACAACTCACCGATTCGTCATTCTGAACAGCAGGTTGCCAACCTGGAGCACATAGACGGGTTGTTTGTGGATTCGAAACTAAGTCACTTGCCCAACTTTCAATACCTTCCACCAATCAACAAGTATCGCCCAGGCGACAACACAGTTGCTTTGTTGGGCAACTACCCGAACTTAAACCAAAGACGACAGCTAACATATGCTGATGTTGAAAGATATGTTGAAGAAGCCACGCAGCGAGGATACTCGTCCGAGATAACTTTTGAAGAAACATCAAAGGTTAATAACTTGGTATGTCAGATGTTTGAGGTTGGAGATGGAGAGGTCGTGAAACTGGACATCATTGACTTTGGTTTGTTTAACTTGACAGGTCAGGATATCTCTCTGTCTGAGAGGCTTCGTCAAAACAAAGACCCAAGAAAGCCTCCAACACTCAGCAAACATGTGTTCTTTGTTGGAAAAGTGTTCACTGACAGCAGCAAGGTGAACAAGTTTGTTAATCTTTTCACGATTGTTTTTGAGGGATAAAGTTATGCGAATCAACATTGAACATCAATCTGGAATTCTTAGTTTGCCAGATGATCCAGCAACCCTGGAAGACATAACAAAGAAAGGGAAGTACAGATACTCTCTCAGATACAAGGTGGATGTTGCAAAGGCACTGCGTAACCACGCCATGATAGTGAAGATCACAGCTTCCACGTCATCTCCAGATGTTCAGAATCCGCCAAGCCTTGCAAGGATGAGCACAAGCGGAATTGTTCAGAACTTGCTTTTTCGACAGATTCAGCAAGTGGAAGTAAACAGAGCGTATTCTCAGAACCATGTTGGAGTTGTTGTTTCTGACATAACAGCCGTCATCCCAAATGACAAAGTAAAGAACCTGCAATCTGAAAACAGTTTCATGTTTCAAGAAGCAAGGTTTGACCTTGTGAGGGCATCAGACCTAACTCGCAGGAACGTCTCTCAGCCAATTCTTCAGATGCCTCTCTTTCAACCGCTTCTTGCTGATGTTGCACCCGCCACGTCAACACAAGAAAACAGTTTTGATCTCCTGCTTCGCCACGGAATTGACCCAAGCACAGCAGCCAACAGAACATCCCTCTATGCTGACACAGAAAGGGTCCATGCGGGCATTCTTCAGCGCCCAACGGGCGTTGCCTCAGCCGTGCTGCAAGGCGCCGGGAATGGCTCTGTGCGGCCTTCCTTTGGCTTGTTGAGTGCAGTGGTTGGACCTCGCTCTGTTAGGCCATCTGATCAGACGGGTCTTGCCAACAATGACTTTGCTCACGTTCCAACACTGGAGCAGACAAACACAAAAACGATTGAAGAAGAGATGTTTCTCAACATCTCTGATCTTGGCGATCAGTTCTATCTTGTTTTCTCTCTGCAAACAACCTCTGGTGTGGAGATAGAGCGTGTTACAACACTGGTCAAGCACTCAAGAAATGTTGCGGCGTTTACAACTCCGATAGTCCCACCACAGTTTTCAGCATCAACACTGAATGGCTACAATCGCCTGGAGATCAAGCAACTAGATCCAAACGCTGCTGGCATTTACATCTACCGTCGTTTCATAGAAACACACACTGCCATTACTGATGCTTCGTATGTGCAGGTTGCTAAACTAGCATTACGTCCACAAGACGGAACCAAGTGGTATACGGATGCAAATCCAAGTATGCGTCCAACGATTTATAGAGTTGTTGCTTACAATCAATCAGAGTTGAAGTCTCACGAGTTTTCCTCGGTTGTTGTAAACCCTTCTGTGAAGTTTCTTGGTGTTAAGACAACTGCTCGCCCAAAACGGTTGTTTGTGTCATTGACACCAACCGTTGTTGGTAAGAATGTCCAACTGGAAATAAACGATATTCCATCCGGGGTTCTAGCACTAAGGGTTTATCGAAGGGATCTCAGTCGCCAGCAACGTCTTGAAGAATCAATCCGGGTTGGCAACACTGTGTATCTTCTGGTGTCGTCCAATCAGGGTTCACGTTACTTTGTAACAGACACTTCTCCGGTTGAAGGAAGAGTGTATGAATACGCTGCGTTGTTGGTGTTTAAAGACGGAACAGAGCTATGGTCTTCACTACCAACAACGATTCAGTTTGATTCGGTATCAAACAACATCATTCAAACTACATCAAGTCCTATTCAAGCAGTCAACACTGGAAATGACCTTGACATACAGTTCACACTCAGTTCGACCATCGTGGAGACTCAACTTGATCGAATCAAGAATGCCATGGAACAGCAGGGGCTTCTTGGTTTCTTTCAAGACGACATAACACAGAACAGAGAGCAGTTGCAAAATCTGATTGCTTATCATGTGATCAGAACTGATGTCACAACAGGTGAGCGATCAGACATGGGAGTGTTTATCGGAACAAAGTTTTCTGATCGAACAGTCGGGAAAAACACAAGCACTCCCGCGCCACAAGAAGGCCATGTGTATGACTACACCATCAACACTCACTTCAGAAGTGCTGAGAGTTTGATTCCAACTTACACAAAAACCATCACAAGCCCAATCAACTCATTTCTTGATTACACCTACAAACCTTCCAAGTGGCTGCACCCAGTAACACTAACAGAAGGAAGTTTGGTGTCAACTCCAAGCCTGAGAAGAAACCACGCAAACACAGAGTTTACCTTTGGTGGCATTGGAGACATCTTGCAGTTAAGAATGGATCTGTCCACATCACCCGCATTCATCTATGATGCAATCGCCAAAACATTTGGGAAAAACAAGGTGTTGATCCAATGGAGTCTGAAAGGCTCCATCAAGAAAATTGATCATTTCATAGTTACAAAAGAAGAAATGGGAATGAAGACTGTTGTGGGTAAAACCCACGCCATGTCTGATACAAACTTGCAGTTTATTGATACCGCTTACTCGACAAACACAAGCGCAAACCCAGCAACGAACAAAACCATGCAAAAAACAGCATTGGAAACTGCTGTGACATACTACATCACACCAGTGTTTTTTGACTACACTCATGGACCCAGCATTAAAACACCACAGACAATAACAAGGAAGATAGGGTAATGGGAAGAAGAACAACCAACACAACAGGAATTGGAGTACGGAATGGAACAGCACAGCTTGGTGGCATGTCCATGCAGCCAATTCCTTTTGTGCTTCCAGCAACATACCCAGTTGGAAGACCAACAAGTCCTGTTACAGCAGTTGTGGCTCCTTCTGATGTGGCTGATGCGCTGACGGCCGGACGCACTCCATCACTTCTACTTCCAGTTAGTAATGTGGTGAATGGAATCATGGGCGAAGCTGTGCGAGAACTGTTTCCAGCCCGTTTAATGTCCCTTCAGTATCAACCTGCTTCTGACAGTCCTGGTCTTAGGATTGTTCAGGCACAACTCAGCACTCAGAGATCTCTTAATGACGAAACTCTGTCACTGGCTGAGTTGACCGTTGAGAACAGTCAGTTTCAACCTGTTGGTCCAAATGGAATAAACAAACTAAGACCAGAGATCATCAGCTTGATGGACTATGAACCAATCTATTATGGCAACTCATCAACACTGAATGACGTTGGTGTGTTGATGGATGTTCAATATCAAGCTCGCAACCTCAGAGAACAAACCTTTTTGCAGTTGATGAGAGGTATTCAGCAGAGCGATCAGAATCAACAGCTTCAATCCATTCAGAATGAGTTTGCAACAAGTTTTCAACGAATCAACTCATCAGCCAACTTCTACCAAAACACCATTGCTGCCTTGGAATCAGCAAAGAATGGGTTTGACTTGAAAACAATACCTCCAGGGTTGTTTGATCTTCAGAACTTTCGTTCTTTGGCGGATTTCTATGAGACTTACATGTTGTTTCCAAGATCTGCCATGGAGAAGTTCTCTGGAACAAAGATCTTGATGCAGTTTCTTTTTGACATGAGAAGCATCGCAGAGGGTTACTCAATGAACCTTCTTAACTTGAATGACCCTGACAGACAACCAAACGGCAGTGCCTTCAACAGCCCTGTTGCTATTGATAGAACATACAACAGCAGGAATGGGTTTTCGTTCACCTACGAAACGATCAAGTCTTTCAACCACCCGATCAACGCATCAGAAAACCAGTTCTTTTCAAGATTCATCACTTCACTGCCTCAGTCTCCTGATGACAGGGTTAAGGTTCTCATCAACATGTTGTCAAAAGAACTAAGAGTCTCCAGAGGGCTGGGACGAAGCCAAGTGGTTGCTGATCTTCGCCAGAAGTTTGGAGCAACCACCTCTGATGGTTCACCATTTGACAACTTGATCGGTGGTGTTGGGTCAAGCATATTTGAAAAAGTAACAGGCCCAGGCAGCTTGGCTAGTTTGGCTGTGATCAATGATGTTGCTGGGTCAGCAGTTCTTCCGTTTGAAACAAAATACATTGACATCAGCAACACAAGAAAGGTTTATATCCCAGGTGGATCTTACTTTGTGGATTCAATCGTCAATGTGGCTGGATTGAATTCTTTCAACCTGACACCACTGAGAAACTACATTGAGACTTTCTCAAAAACCACTGATGACGTTGTAGCAGTTGCCACAAACCTGTTTGATTACAGTGAAGATGTTTCAAGTCTAAGTCCTGGCGAAGTGTTCAAACAACTACTTCAAGGCATCTCAAATGCCTGCACTTACTTGATGTCGAACACACAAAGAAGAGGGCTGGAGATAAGCACTGCGGAGGCTGCAACAGCAGCCATCTTCAGGCTTGCTGCATCAGATCCAAGATTGAAATCCATGCTGTTTCAATACACCTTGCTCAACTTGCTGGCGCGGTCTAGTGGCAGGTTTTTCAGCAACTCTGTTGTGGAGGAGTTGGACAACAACATCGCAAATCTAAGCGATGTCACAGTGAACAACGACTTTCCTCTACCAGACCTGAATCAAAGAGGATCTGTTCAGCCATTCTTGACGGCTCTTGGTAACTCGATTCAAGCCAGGGTAGCTGAACTTGTCAACCAGCAAACATCGAATGGTGCAAACAATGCCCAGGCTCGTGACAGAGAGGATGGTCGTGCTGATGGAAAGATGCTGATTGGCTTTGATACTGACATCAGGTTTGGTATTCCATCGGCATTGAGTCAGAGTCGGTTCCTGACGAACTTCAACAGGTTTGTAACTGGGATTGAAAACAATCTTGGAAACGAGATCAACAACATCTTGGATGGAACCAAGAAAACAAGGTTCAACTCTCTTTCTGTCACGGCGCTTCTCTTGATGGTGTTTGAGTCCTATTCCAGCTTGATCTCTCGTTATGTCAAAGTGGATTTCCAAGCATCTTCTTTTCGACAAAACCTGCCAGATATGATTGTTGATACCAACTTCAATGCACACATGCACGATTCCATTGAAGATATCATCCTAGAGCCAGGTCGTTCTTTGCCGGTAATTCAATCGGATGCTGGGATGGACAATCTCAAGCCTGGAGATCTGAGAAGAGAGCAAACACAGAGAGGTCCAAGAAATTCAAGGACGATTGCATCGGACTTCACATACAACCAGATCAGAGATGCTGCTCAAGAAACAGGCGGTGACACTGGTGACGTTTATCTTGGTTTGATGGAGAATGAATCCATCTTGGCAGGGCCGCGCGCAACGGCTGGTTCAAGGCACACCAGAGCCACTCAGTTGGCAAGAAGACGGGTAAGCAGAAGAGTTCCTTCCCAAGACCTGATTGATGCTCAGACGATGGATCGGAGTCTGGATTCCATCATGTCTAAACTAGAACAAGAAGATTTTGCAATTGCATGTGCGTTGCACATACTTCTTGTAATAAAACAAAGGTTGAAGTCAACGCTTGATGTAACAACGAACTACTTCAGTCAACAAACGCTGGATAGCTTTCTTAGTGTCAACGGAACCAACATCTCTGATATTGGGAAAAACCTAACGATTGCGCAAGTTAGACTCTTGCTTCGTCAGAGAGACTCTTACGTCAAGAATCTTACCTCAAACACCAACCAACTTCAGTTCATTCCCATCTCTCCAACTGACTTGAACACAAGAAACGTCATTCTGAGTTTGTTGAAGTTGGCTCAATACAGAGATGTCTCGGATGCTCGTGTTCGTTACAAACTCCTAACTGTTGGAGTTCCTTCTGGGTTCTCAAAAAACCTTGTTGAACGACTGAATGGTTCCAGTATTAACTCGGCAAACTTTCAACAGAATAAAGACTTCGATCTTGTTTACGTCAAAGTTTACAAGCGCAGCATTGAATTCCCACAAATCATTTTCAAACCAAGAAAGTACATGTTTGATCTCTCTCTGTTTTCAAACAACTACGCCAATCTGGACATTTCTCCTTCTGAGAACTTCGATAATGTCTTGGGAAGAATCTCTTTGGTTGACTATCAGAACCCAACAGCACCGACCGAGATCACGATGGAAAACATCACTACCAGCAACAGGTACTCGTTGATTCCAACAACTGCTGGCAGACAACAGATGTTTAAAAACCATGTCTTGAGTGATGTTTTTACAGCTTACATGCAATCGCTAACTGGAATGAAGATGACAGAAACCTCTTTCGTCAACACAACCAGTGACACCTGGAAGAGATTGATGCGCAACACAACCAGTGCTGATCTTTCACCACAGTTCGCAGAACTTGCTCGACGTTATCTTATTTCACAAAGAACAAACGAGATACGCAACAACCCTGCTTTGCGCCCTTTGCCGGATGTTTCCATTCAGGACATGGCGATTAGCCCAAACGTGGATCAAGGAACAAAAGATACACTAAAGCTTTTGAGCTTTGGCAATGTCGCATTCAAACTGGGGAACGCCTTGGCAGAAATGCTGTCTCCAAAGCTTTTTGAAAGGGTTTTCACGATCCCACTGAATGTTGATGAGTTTGAAATTGATTATGAGGCTACGACTTCCACCGAAAACGGAAGAGAGTTTTTCCAAAAAGACTTCATACAAGATCGACTTGACAGATCAATGCCAGATGGCGTTTTCAAGTTCAAGAACAGAACATCCAGAGATGTTGTTCTGGAAGACTTCTTTGTAACCATGGAGCTAGTAGGCTGAATATGAGCGTTGAATCCTTACCATCAAAAAATGCTGCAATTCTAGACGTTCCAGAGGTTGAGTTGTTTCAAACGGAATTCCAATATCGTTATTGGACTTTTGATGAATACGAAAACGGGAATGGTTCCATTGCTGCGACAAATCAAGAGATCGCATCGGAAACGTTTGATGCAAGTTATGTCAACCGAACAAGAAAGATTCCAAGACTTGTTCGGTTGACCTGGCAACCAGTCATCTTGAACAGAGATGACTCTGATCAGAGAAACAGCATTCAAATAAAAGACTACTACAACAAGCTTCATAGCGAAGAGACGTTCACAAGCAACGACTTTACGACTTTTCAATACCAAGACTCAGGTGCGGATCTTAGATTGAAGTTCTTTGTGGACAGGTTTGCAAACCTGCTCCCAGATCTTGGAAATGCAAATTCATCTGATGAAGTGGTTGAGTTGATCAACAGCAGAACTTCTGACCAGATCACAGCCAAGTTTCTTTCTGAGGTTGTTGCAAACTTGCGCCAACAAGGAGTGGTTTTCTCGAATCGTTCTGATGTTGCAAACATGACATTGCAGCGTTTGCAGAACGTTGTTCTTAATGCAAGGATCAACAATCGCTTGTTGATGTCGGTTGCAAAAACCGTCAAAGAAGATTCAATTGGTGTTTTTTCTGACGAGCTATCATCCAGCACGTTTACATCAACCATCAAGTCGATTCAAGACGCTGCTATATCAAACGCAAACGCAAACCTTTTAAACCCTCTGGACTATGACTTTGAGGTTTTGTCATACGTTGGTTATCGGCCTGTTGACACCAATGGCTATAAACCATCAGTTCAATCGCTTGGATATGTGATCGAAAAAAGAGAAACAAGATCGGATGGAAGCCAAGAACAGCATCCACCAATTTTTGTTGAGAACTCATTTGTCAGCACAACTTACGATCCTCAAGTTCGTTACAACTCCGTGTATTACTACAAAATCAGAGGGGTTTATCTTATCGAGGTTAGAGCGGTTGATGACAACACAAAACAGAACCTCTTGGTTTCATTCTTGGTTGGATCAAAGTTCTCACCAGAAAGAAAAACAACAACCGTGGAGTTTGTTCCTCCCCCACCACCAGCAGACTTCAATGTTGCTTGGGACTATGGTGAACGAGCATTGCGTTGCACATGGAACCTGCCAAACAACCCACAGCAAGACATCAAGTACATCCAGCTTTTTCGCAGGAAAAGCATTGCTGACCCATTCCAGCTTATCAGGATGTGGGATTTCAATGACACACAAACTCGCATACAACTGAGCGAGTATCCATTTCCTGAGCTAGTGGAACGCACGGAGTCGTTTGTTGGGATATATCTTGACAGAGACTTTGGAAAAGACTCCAACTACATCTATGCGGTTGCCGCAGTTGATGCACACGGTCTTTGTTCGAACTACTCAATGCAGTTGCAAGCAAGTTTTGATAGGTTTGAAAACAAACTCGTCAAGAAACTCATCTCTGTTTCTGGCGCTCCTAAGCAGTATCCAAATGCTTATCTGAACGCAGATACCTTCGTGGATACAATCAAGGATTCAGGACACACAAGTATACGAGTTGTTTTTAATCCTGACTTCATCAGGGTTCTTGATGGAAACGGTGCTGACCTCAAGTTGTTAAAAACAGACAGGTCGGGATCAAAGTATAGGCTTCAGTTGATCAACATTGACCTTCAATCTCAACAGAATGTTGATATCACGTTACAAGATTCACGTCCAACTAATTAAGGTGGAGGCAAAATGGGCTTTCTGCAACAAGACACAAATAATATCATTCTCGATGCTGTACTAACTGATACCGGAAGACAGCTTCTTGCAAGAAATGATGGAAGTTTTTCAATCATCAAGTTTGCTCCAGGCGATGATGAGATTGACTACACCCTGATTCAGAAGTTTGGAAGAACTTCTGGACAGGAGAAGATTGAAAAGAACACGCCAATATTTGAGGCTTTGACTAACGGAGCATATTCTCAGAAGAATCGCTGCATCTCTTTGTCAAATCCCAATCTGATTCGACTTCCAAACCTTTCTTTGGCTGGAGGGTTGGGTGTTGATTCTACCAGCAACACCGTGGCAATCGGAACAACAACGAACAAGACAAGACAGCTAACGATTCAGCAGTCTATTGGTGGTGGTGAGACATCAATTGATGTCGAGTTGAGAGATCAGGCTTTCATTGTCAGTTTGGACAACAGGTTTCTTCAGGTTCTTTCAAGAGCAGCAGACAACATTGATGTCCAGCAGCGAGCAACCTACATCCTGTCAAGAGACACCACGGAAAACTCTGTTGGAGGATCTCAGGTAACTTTCACGGTTGGTGTTAAGGCCATCACAGAAGCACAGTTTCAGATCTATGGCGCTAGATACAACAAGAACTTGATCTCTACGTTTGTTAGAGTTTCAGGAGTTCAATCCGGTGCGGTAAAAGAGTTTGAAGTTCAGATTAACAAGTTGGGATAATAAGCAGTCATGGCAACATTCAAAGAGTTTGGCGCAGAAGACATTAAGACATCTCGTTCATTTTTGAACCAGTTGGTTGACGTTATTCAAGAAGACATTTCTGGTTCTGCTACACGCAGAAAGTATCAAGTGTTTGTAACTGGTGGTTTGGGGCCAGGGGTTACAAGCTCCTTGTTTCAAACCGTGTTTGATCAAGACTTTACCCTTCAGACAGCCAACCCTGTGTTTGACATGACAATTGGCTTGCATGTCAACAGTGATGTTGTATCTGGTGCTTCGCCAACAATTGACGGAAATGGAAAATACACCTTCCCATCTCAGTCGATGATGATGAGAGAGAAGATTGACATCTATCGCCAGATGGCTGGCGCACTTCTTGGTGATGCAACAGAGCAGTTTAGCTTTGTCTCAGGTTCGACAACAAACGCGATCAACGAAGCTTTGTTTATCTGCTTCAAACGCTTGTTCTCTAGAGATCAGATAAAGCGTGAAACCTTTGCCATTCAGTTGTTTCAAACTGGAAGCACACTGACAACCGCAGCAACCGGCGCGGTTATCTTCACAGATCTTAGTTCGTCTGTGAACAAAGATCTGAGTTTTGGCGGACAAGTCTCGGTAATCCTGAACTCCTCAGACACAAGCAAACAAGTTGGTTTGTTGTTCATTGACCGTGGCGTGGCTGTGTTGGACATGTCAAAGGTGTTCTCTGCTCAGGGAGGCACTGCTCCATTAACTGGGTCTATCAACTCAATCAGCACTTCGGGTTACACGCCGTTCACTGGTTCGTTCAACCAGTTCCTAGCCAGTGCTTCGATTGACAACATCGTTGATCACATTGCAACCACAAGGTTCTCAGGGTCATCGCAAACTGCGATGACTTTTCAAAACCTGACCAACATCAACTCAACGCTTTTCTTCTGTAGATTGGCTGCTGATGAATTCAACTACTCATCCAACCCAACTTACACCGACTCATCAAACAGGATCGTTGTGATTGATGAAGGTCAAGAAGAAACACAGAGAAGTTTCACCTTTGTTTCATCCATCGGCCTTTATGACGCACTTGACAACCTGTTGGGAGTTGCCAAGCTCTCAAGACCCGTTCTGAAAAACGACGAGAGAGACATTACATTCAAAGTTAGATTTGACTTTTGATGTTTTCTTGCAGTGTTTACTTACAAAGTAACAACACATGAGCATTCAACGCATCAACCCAGACGACATTGAAGTTTTCACACTGACAACCAACCCTCCAAGGACGTTCAACTCAAGTTCTCAGGGCGTTGTCAGTGGATCTCTTTATGTTTTCCCACGCAGATCTCCATTTGAGAAAGAGGTTCACCCGCTTTCTATGTTTTCTGGGTCGTTTGTTGATAGAGACTTGGATGTGATCAGGCGCAACATCGTTCAAAGCACAAACACGAACAAAGCAAATGCCCTGCAAACATATCTGAAGAACGTCAACTCTCAGTCTGTTTCTTTGAGAAAACAACAAACCGTTGAAGTGATAAGGTTTGAACCAACTGCCAGGTTTAGTTCAAACAGCATTAGAAAAACAGTTGTGATCAACAACCTGATGCCCTTCTATCGAAGCGTCTATCCTGAAGCTCACTATGCGTTCACCAACTATCACTCCCTGAACTTCCTGACAGGCTCAGGAGTGCCGTCTGATACCGCTCTGATCTATGCAGACCCCGATCATCAGTATGCTGTAACGGGGGCCTTCTCGTTCGATTTCTGGATCAACCCAAGATACAAAAATGACTTTCCTGGTGCTGGCTTCAAAGCAGGAACAATCTTCCACAGATCATCCTCCTACGCTGTTTCCTTGATATCAGGATCGTCCAGAGATCACAATGGGTATGTTGATGGTTTCAAGCTTGTTTTGCAGCTAAGTCAGAGCGCAGAGATAAAACCATCTCTGGCAACACCAGGAACAGGCTCAAGTCAATTTGTCTTTGTGTCTAATGACAATGCTTTGAGAAGAAACACATGGCATCATGTGACAATAAGATGGGGCACTGAAAACATCAACCAGGGTTCTGGCTCGTTTCTTGTTGATGGCGTGGAAAAAGGATCATTTGTCATCAGTTCTTCCCTAACAGACTATCATGACGAGAACTGCTTGGTGATTGGAAACTTTTTTGATGGTTCAAACAATCCTTTGTTTTTCAGCAATGAGGTTGCCGAGAGAGATGGTTTGACTGAGTTGATCCCAGGAACAGGTACGGCTCCAACAAACTATGCCTTTGAGCATGGGTTGAATGCCGAGATCCACGAACTGAAGCTTTACAGCCGTTTCCTGAATGATACAGAAGTGTCATTCCTTCAAACTCAAGGCCCTGTTTCTGGGACTGACTATCTTCACAGTGGGTTGCAAT